GAATACGACCTCCCTTTCTGCAAGAAATGCCAGCGGCGACACGGATCATGGATCTGGTCCAATGGTACGAACTATATGGTTATTGCTGTCGCTGCGGACATATCGGATCGGTAGATCGGATGATCCTTCTTCGAAAGTTTGGAACACATACCTTCTTCATCGACCTACATGGACGCCTGAGATGCAAGGCATGCACAGCAAAGGGCGATGCGCAGTTTGGAATTACGAAGATGCCGAGGTGAGAATGGCCGAATACAAGAACGACAACGCCCATGTTGCGAAAGCCGGAAGTCTGTTCGTGCACTGGTGTGATGCCAAAGGCTGTAAGGAGTGGGGAACCTTTGGTTATAAATTGTCGAATGGCCAGCTATGGTTCTGTCGCGCCCACAAGCAGGAAGGCGAGGATGCGCTGGCTGGACGGCGAAAATAGGAATGCTATTCTCCCCGAACGAGGAGGAGCGCATGTGCAATCTGTACAACATCACAACGACACATGAGGCCATGCGCCGCCTGTTCCCCAAGTTTGGAGATATGACGAACCGCATCGATCCGCAGATGGATATCTTTCCCGACTATCCAGCCCCAGTTTTGCGGAACCTCAAGGGCGATGAGCCAGAGTTGGCAATGCTCCGCTGGGGCATGCCGACGCCGCCGATGTATGTGAAAGGCGAAGCGGATAGCGGGGTAACGAATATCCGAAACCTCACCTCGCCTCATTGGCGACGCTGGCAAGGCGTTGAAAGCCGGTGCGTCGTTCCTGCAACCTCCTTTTCCGAATATGGGCAGGAACCGGACCCGAAGACCAAGCGCAAGCCGCTGCACTGGTTCGCTCTGAACGAGGAAAAGCCGCTATTTGCTTTCGCCGGAATATGGACAAGTTGGAAGGGTGTAAGGAAGAAAAAGGAAGGGCCGGTCGAGGTCGATATCTTCGCGTTCCTGACCACCGACCCGAATGCCGTGGTGAAGCCGATCCACCCAAAGGCAATGCCAGTTATTCTCCGCACCACAGAGGAAATCGACACATGGCTGCGGGCTCCCTGGAACGAAGCCAAGGAAATGCAAAAGCCTCTGGCCGACGCTGATCTTATCGACCTGACGCCGAGTAATGACAACGAGGAAGCGCAGCCGAGTTTGTTCTAGGCGCCACTACAAGTTCGCAATCCCCGCCCTACCTTCGTCAAAAAATGAGGAAGGGTGCTAATGGCGAGTTCAAAGAAAATCTCCGGTCCGAACAGCGACGGCAAATATCCTGACCGTAATATTGACTGTCAGACAGCAATCGCGTTCCGCGTCGTTGAACTGATCGAGGAAGCTGAAAACTCCGGCTGGACAGCCATCGAAGCCGCGAAAGCTATCCAAGAGGTGTCACGCGGACTGTTCGTCGGACACGCCGGCAAGGATCGAAACGAATAATTGGGAACAACCTGGACGCTGCCTGGTTTTAAAACTTCTCCTTAAACAAATTCGCGTCGTTGAGAGCCTGCACTGACCCCACCCCGCCTATTCATGAAATGGCGGGGTTCTTTTTTTTCTGCGTCCGGGGTTTTGTGATTTGTATTAAAAGCTTTGGTCGCCCATTCTTATTGGATTGTTGTGGGGGTTTCTACTAGCGAAAGCTAAAGGGAGACCAAAATGCCGTTTTTTAGCGAAGCGAGCCGCATATATAATCCCATCGAAGTGAATTTCATGCGAAGCTGCTTCAGTCACGCTTCAACCATACTTGAAGAAAGCGACCAAGATTACTCCGCTGCCGACCTGGCATCGTGCACTATCATGCTTTACCATAGTGGGCTCAGAGATCACGCTTATCTTAGTGAGCTATCAGCAAGGTTGGCTCACCAACGGTTCGAGAGACGCCACGAAATCGAACAATGTCCAGCTGCCAACAGCAACGGCCCAAAGCGGATGGCTCGTGCGCAATCCGTCGAATACGATCCACTCGCCTAAGCGGGAACAAAAGATCGAAGGTAGAGTTTCACACGAGGCGATCTAACCAATTGCCTTGGCGCCAGCACATCCTGCACCAGAACCGTCGCTGACGCAGCCCTGCCGTCGCTCGTCCCTCGGCAGGGCAAGTTCTTCGGGAGGGGAATATGCCTTGGGGAAAGCCAGTAGACGTCCAGCTTTACGGTATCGGAAAATATCGCGTGGTACCGGACACGGCGACAGCCGCTCGATGCCTGCTTGAGGATTGGCCGGAAGACGCTCACGGTAAGGAATATGAGGAAGCCTTGCAGGCTTGCCTGGCCGACCTTGAAGGGCTGCCGAACACCGCCAGAAAATCCTTCGTGAAAGCCGCCAAGGCAGCTGGGCTTACAATCCGGCCCTGCCATTGGCACTGAGATCGTTCAGGCTATCCGAGACGCTCTGAACGATAGCGCGAGGCTGGGGTAGGCCCTCTGTGCCAAGCGCGGCCCGACAGGTCGGTAGATTTGTCGGGCGTATTTTTGAAATACATATTCCAATATCTTTTTGTGCGGAACAAAACCGCCACTTTCCTGTTAAGCCGAAACCCAAAAAGGCCTAGGCTATGACAGAACCCAAAAACCATCATAATAATGCACGGCGAGCATCTGGCGAGATACCAAGAGCTCACCAGTCTGCAGAGGCAATAGCCCAATCTTTAAAAGCGCGCTTGATAAAGGCCTTTTCAACTGAGAACGAGGATCAGTTTTCAGAGCTACTTGCACGGCTAGAGCAGGCTGAGAAGGGGCGCCACCATTGAGCGGCTCTTTATGGCGTGCATCTGAGACTTCCCTATTCCCCGCGCTCTTCGTCCCGGGACTTTTCTAGATCCGCAACTAAATTCCGCAGTCAAATTGACATCTAATGTTTGAAGGGCAAACCCCTTGATCTAAAATCGAAATCATTATTTCCCTGTAAAAACAACGGAAACATTAAATTGGGTAAGTATTTTGTCATTCAACTTAACCATATCGAATTAATAATTTGACAAAATCACTTAACATCGCTAAAAGACGGCATCGATATTTTCTTGCTGAGCTTTGCTTGCTGCACGATTAGCGCCGTGCGATGAACGAAAACTCCCTTTTAAAAATCGTTTCGTCTCTGCGTTTTTTAAACGCGTCTATCAATATTACTTTGAAAGGGGTTCCAATGAACACTGGCACAGTTAAATGGTTTAATGCAGCAAAAGGCTTTGGTTTCATTCAGCCTGAAAACGGCGGTTTGGATGCGTTTGTTCACATCTCCGCTGTTGAGCGAGCAGGTATGCATACGCTCAGTGAAGGCCAGAAACTGACTTATGATCTTGAACAGGATCGCAAGTCTGGAAAAATGTCCGTTTGTAATTTGCAGGCGGCTTGAATGAAGTTTCTTCTTTCTAGTGACCACGGATGTACTGGCACAATTGGAAGAAGTTAACTTTTGGGGTCGGGCTATTGCCCGACCTTTTTTATTGCTCGGCAAGGGAGCCAACACGAAAGAGAGATTAAAATGAATAACCATGAAGAGAATCTCGGCCTTACCATTCCGAACACTAACTTTAGCGTGGTGAAACATGCTGTTGCTACGCAGCGCGATATTGAAGACGCGCACAAACAGATGTTATCCCCCCCGGAAGATTGGACAAAGCTTTCCAATATACTTAGGCGGTCATGCGGGGGCTCATCGCGAAAACGTTCTTTTCGTAGATAAGCACCCTTAGGATGCGCGTTACTGGCTACTTTTTCTTCTCGTTTCCAACGCTTTAAGCCTCTGCGCGAAGTATATGATCTTGTTAAGGTCATACATTCGACTGGCCGCGTCTTTTTCTCCGAACCGATAGCAAGCCTTGAAGATGTTGCCGAGCGCGAATGACATGCCTTTGTGCTCGATCAGGTCGTTTAGCTCGGTCGCATGGGGAGGCAGCTCGTAATAGCTCGTGCTGCCGCCGTCGGAGGTGACAGGCGCTGCGGCTGCGCGTAGCCCCAAGTCGGTTAAGTGAATCGGTTTTGGCATGGGTTGCTTGCTGGAACCCAGTTCGCCTCGAGCAATCTCGCGGTCAATTCGTGCGTCTGGAACCATTAGACTTCCTCCCTCACCTTCCGTTTCGGCTCTTCGAACTTCTCAGTCACCGGTCCACCTGCGAGTAGTCCGCGAACTGACCGCAACTTATCGCGAACAAGCGGACGAAACCGACGCGCAGCGAACGGCGGATTGTCATATCCGAACTGCGGGCAGATGCCCCGATCGACGCCTTTCAGCCGAACGCCGATGAAACTGCCCTGCGTGTAGTGTTCGAACGGGCCGACCCAGCTTATGGTGTAGACCTCGCCCTCTTTGATCTCAATGAACTGCTCAAAGCCGACCTTGGCGTCGATGCAGATGACTTGCTGGCCTACGTGAAAGTTGGTCACGCCGCATCCCTCCAAGCCCCTAACCGCCGAAATTCTACCGGCACGCCATGGCTACACGCTCGCGCCGTTCCTTCCGCCATGCCTCGACTCATACCGAAGTCTTCATAGACAACGCATTTCTCCGCCACCCGATACCATGCAAGGCCAGCCTCAATGCCGAGTCCTCGCTCATCAGGCCGCATATCATCCAGCACTTGCGTGTGCAGTAGATGACTCGCAATCGGCGCTTCGCCCCGGCGCAAGCTGTCCTGAAGGCAAGCGCGAGCATAATCGGTGTTGCGCGCAACGTCGCCACTATAGGGGCTTTCGATGATGACGAGCGGCTTGCGCGCGGGCTGATGGGCAACTGGCACTGGATACGGCACGGGAATGTCACCGATGTATAGCTGTCCTGCCCTTATCGTCACTCTGGTTACCGGCTCGTTGTCGTTATAAGGTTTTGGCGCACAGCCTATAACTGTCCTGCCTGTCCTCCTCTGCCGTCCTTCAACTGCCGCTCGCGCGGCGCGGTCTTCTGCCTCTTCAAGCATGTTGCTCTCCTCGTGTTTGTGGTGAATGCGCCGCTTGGTGGGCGGAGCGGTGGTTGGTTAGCGACGGATTAGCTCGATCCAATGGGAGCCTTCCCCGTAAAGGCGTTTCATGCTTCTAACCGTTTCGATAGCCACATTCTTCGTCATGCCGCCGAGATGCCGAAAATCGTGGCGGCCCTGAAGATGTACTCCGTTGGATTTGAAGTCCCACGCAATTTCGTATGCATTGATGCCAAGCACATCGCGCAGCCATTTAATCATGCCACCCTCCTCTCTCTCGCTACGTTATCATTTGCGGCCACCGGCATACGCGCCGCGCCCTTGACCATTTCGGGCCGTAGCGTCAGCCGGGAAACTTCACCGTGTAGCTTCGAGTAGGTGATAACCTTCGCCGATCTGCCTGAAAGCCAGCCCCCGCCAGCAGCATATGCGTCTGGAGCCGCCAGCGTTTCGTGGCGCTCGACATACATCAGTCCGGACTTGCGCCCTTCGTCGGAATGCAAATGGCCGATGTGCGCATAGGCATATTTGCTCCGGCCGTACATTTCTCGAAACATGCCAGCCAGCGTCGCATCGACATTATTGACGCCTCGCTTGTGGCCGTGATGCGCGAAGATCGCTGTTCTGCCCCACTCGTACGCGTAATAAAGGCTGGGCGAGTTATCGACGGTGATGCGGGGCTCGTTCTCGTACATCGCTGCAAGCATTTCTCGCAGCCATGCCGAAGAAGCCGGGTCGTGGTTGCCCTGGGCCATAATGATGTGCACATGCTGATGCTTCTGCAAGAGCATGTCGATCACACGCCGCACGGTGCGGATGATGACGCGAATGATCTTCTGCAGGCGTGAATCTGAATCCAGTACGTGCTTGCTGGCGGGCGTAACCGTTTCCATGCTGTCGTAATGAGCAAGGTCACCGAGTTGCGCCAAAACGGCAGTATGCGCGTCAGGCGCAAGATCAATCGCGGCAGCGAACCAGTCCGTAACAAGCTGCTCTGCAATCTCGATATCGTAATCAGCGCCGGTTTCTTCGCGCCATGCCAGCATCCCGAAATGAGCGTCCGTCAAGCAGAAGAAATTGAGAAGGTCGGCATTGGTGCCTCGCGGAGCGGGCATAATGCTGACACGAGGCAGGCTTTCGGATAGCGCCGACACCATGGCATCCAGCACTGCCCGTTGTTGCTGCGCGTCAGCCCGCTCCATAATGTGCTGCGTAATCACCCGACCTTCGGCATTAACGAGCGTCGTCTTGCCTTTGACGGCAAGGCCAGCCGTTGGCTCGTAAGCCGGGCCAGCCTCTTTCGTCTGGCGCATGTAAGTGCCGTTCGGCGTCTCGGTCAGGCTTTTGATCGCATAGCCGGGCAATGTCGGTGACGGACCCAACAGCCCAATCTCAGCGGCCCGCTTTATGCTTTCGTGGAACGCCGACTTCTTGATGCCAAGCGCAGCGGCAGCCTTAACCAGCGTACCGTGCTCGCGGTAAGCCTCGGCACGCCGCAGGAGTTCTTCGTGTGAAAGGCGCGCACCCGCGCCCTGTCTGTCATGGGACATACAGTCTCCTCGTGTTTGGTTTGGGGGCCGTGGTGAGCGGCGCGGATTGGTGGTCCGATAGTGGAAAGAGAACGAGTCTCGAGATGAGTTGTCAAGCCGGAAATGGGAAAGACGCCGCGTAACCTTCAGGCAAGGTTCATCTCCCAGCTTCTGTTTTGAGGATATGGAAGAGGAGTAATCAATGAACGAAGACCGGAGGCGTGAGCGCCGTGGGCGCCCGAAAAATCCGATTGAAAAGCTCAGTATTTCCATTCGGTTGGAAGCGGAATTGGTGCGCCGGATACAAGCAACTGATCCCAACTGGCGTGAGAATATTGCCGATCTGGTCAGGCGGGAATTTCAGTTAGAAGATACGAAATGATCGGCGCCGTCCTGGTAGCCGTGGTAAGCGGCGCAAAAGGAAGGATGGAATGTCTCGATAAATGTGATGTTAATGGCAGACTGCGGCATTTTAGAACTGCTTGGACAACTATTGGTAGTTGACGATTCGACCCGCCTCTGACAGCTTCTGGTTAACTTGGGTTTACCGCTTTGGGGGACGGGACATGAGTACTTTCGAAGAAAGTCTTAAGATCATCGCTGATCGCGTGAAGACGCACTCAAGCACCATGGCAACGGAAGAGGCTGTCAAAACTGCAGTCGTCCTGCCATTCCTCCGCGCATTGGGATACGATGTTTTTGATCCCAACGAAGTCATACCCGAGTTCACTGCTGACGCTGTTGGTAAGAAAGGTGAGAAAGTCGACTATGCAATCAAAATCGATGATGAGATTCGGATTTTGATCGAATGCAAGCCGATTACCTTTACATTGGAGAAAAAGCATCTAGACCAGCTATATCGCTACTTCAGTGTTACAAATGCAAAATTTGCAATTTTGACGAATGGTCGGACTTTTAATTTCTACACCGATCTGGACGCGCCAAACAAACTCGACACACGACCGTTCTTTGTTTTTGATATTGCTGACTTTAACCCAGCAATTGCTGTCGAACTCAAAAAATTTGAGAAGGCCAGCTTTAACGTCGATAGTATTCTGGCGACTGCTGAACGATTGAAATACGCGTCCGGAATTAAAAAAGCCATCAACAGCCTGATCGAAGAACCCACCGAAGACTTCGTTCGTATTGTCGCCGCGGATGTTTATGATGGCCGTCTTACCGCTCCCGTAAAAGAAATGCTCACAGCAGTAACGAAGTCGGCTTTTCGTGACGTCATCATGGACGCCGTTAAGAGCCGTCTATCCAACGCGCTCGCGGGCACCGAAGAAGTCATGGAGCAAATCGAACAGCCCTCGGACGATCCGGAGATCGTTACGACAGAGGACGAAATTGAAGGCTTCATGGTTGTAAAGGCCATCTGTCGTGAAGTAGTCGCGGCAAAACGCGTTTTTATGCGGGACGCAAAATCGTACTGTGCCGTGCTACTGGATGACAACAATCGCAAGCCGCTCGTACGCCTGCACTTCAATCGTTCGACGAAGTATATAGGTATATTCGATGGAGATGCCGAAGACCGCATCATCATAGAAAGCCTCGATCAAATCTATGAGTATGCTGACCGCATCAAAAATGCTGCGCTGAAGTATACGCAGGTGCAGCCAGCATAGACGAGACATGGCTGATTACCGTCAGATATCGCAAGATTATGCCCGTGCGGCTGTAAATACGTCCGTTCTGTTAAATGGAGGTGGCGCCGTTGCGTTTATTAGCCAACTCGGATCGCTTGTAGCTGCGGGTTTTGGGCCAGTGGTGTTCTGGCCCTTGGCTCTCTGGGCGACTGGCGCTTTTTTCGCCGGGTTGACTTATCCCCTCGCTTTCCTTTCCACGCGGCATGTGGACAGAAGTGAGCGGTCGAGCCTATCGCTCGTTAAAGACAAAGAAACTCTGATCGCTGATCGTTACATGTACGGAGGCTTAGCAACCTGCATCGGATCACTAATCTTATTTGGGTTAGGATGCGCTCGCCTCGCTTATGAATTCAAACTACTTTTTGGCTGATCACACAATCCCCCGCCTCGGCACCGCGAGATATTGCCGACGCCCTGCCCACCAGCTACAAGCGCGAATGATTTCATTTCCTTGGTGGGTTGCCGCCCTCGTCTATATGTCAATCTACTGGCCGATTACCGTGATGATAGCGGCGGCTATAGCCATAACGGCATTCGTGGGAACGAAGAGCGTGGGCTGGCGCGCTTTCTGGAGTGTTCTCGCATTCCTCATCGTGGCGCCAGTTATCTGGTTCTACACGCTTGCATAAATAGGAACCACGGCCCAGCGGGGCTGATAGCTCTCTTTAAGCCGTCTGCATTCACATGATCCGGAGAGCGCTTGAACCTGAAAAGCAGCTGTTAGCTGCTCGCGCCTCGAACTTCCCAAAAACAAAAAGAGCGGCCCGAAAGCCGCTCTCTCAAAAACTGGTTACTTGGCCCATCGGCCTTCGTACTTAAACTCGGTGGCCTTTTCGAGCTGTTCCTTGGTGGCGTTCATTTTCGCCGACCATTTCTTATCATTCTCAGAATAGACAATCTCGATGGCATCCGGATCAACGACTACATACTTTTCGCCGACGCCCAAAAAGCCGCCAACCGATACGATATAGCCTTCGACGTCACCGTCGCCCATCACTACATCCTGGATCTTGCCGATGCTCTCATCGTTAGAATTCGTAACATCAAGGTTAAGAATATTACTAGTAATAACGTCGGTAGGCTTTGCAGTAACAAATACCTCTTCTTGCGTTGCGGTAGCGCTCTGCGCATTTGCAAAAGAAACAAGTGCAGCAGTTGCAACAGCAGCTAACAAAATACGACGCATATTTTATTCTCCATTCATATTTGGCATTTGCGAACGTATAATGCGCATGCGGTATCTTTTGTTCCCACTTTTTAGGAATTAATTTCTACTTCTCGCCGATTTTGGCTGCATCAGATTATCAATCCGCTCGGTAAGCCCGTCGATACGGTGTGCCACGCTTTCGATGGCCCGCATGATCTGGGACGTCTGTTCCTGCATGCCCGCCTTGGTGGCGAATGTCTCTGCCGCGCGCAGCTTGTAGTCGGAAAGCTCCTGCCGCGTCAGACTGGCAAGAGCGGTCGCAGCTTCGGCCTTTGCCGCGTTGCGCGTCTCAGCTTTCGCTATCTGGTTTTCGACGTATTTCCAAAGCCCAAACAGAAAGCCCATCAGCATCACGATAAAGCCGACAACGGCCATGATTTCAGCGCCGGTCATCCAATAATCCCCCTTGCTGCCACACCCAGCCACACGTAGGCCAGCCATACCTTTGCGTAGGCATACCGAGCGCTCACGGCCGCACCCCGCACAGCTTTTCCAATTTGGTGTTCTCTGCGAGGATCTGACGTTTCGTGCCGTCGGTCAGGCTGTCTTCAACACTCGGGCGGACAGGCCGCGCGACGTCGCAGTAGCTACCGGCTGTCACGCATCCACCGAGACAGAGCAGCGTCAACATTACCGCCGCCAAGCTTGCTGGTTTCATCTTCAATTTTCCTTGCTTTGTTGGCAGCCTTCAGTCGGTCGGCGGTAGCGGCAGACGAGTTGTCCGCCCTGCCCTTGAGGTAAGCGCCCGCCAGAATCGCAAGGGCCGCAGCGATTGCCACGGCCCAGCCTGTGATCTTGGAGCGGAGTGTTAGGAGCCAGGTCATGTTGGCACTCCCGTCAGCATGATGGACGCACTGCCGTCGCGTTCGCGGCGGATCAGATAGCCATCGCGTGTCTCGGTAATTCCCTGAGCGAATGTCAGCTTGGCGTCGCGCCATTCGCGTGTCTTGGCGCCGTACTGGACCTGCGCGGTATCAGCGCAGGTGTCGTATTCGACCACTACCGTTATCTTGCTCACACCGCCACCCTCTTCAGTTCGAGCCTGCCGCTCTTCCAAAGCCAGAAGCCCGCGCCTGCAGCGATCAGCAAAAGCGCGACCGTCGCGAATGCCCACGGGTTAGCCACAGCGCCGATGAGGCTGGTCGCCATCGTGCCCGCACCACCGGTCAGCATCACCTTCACAGCAGGGCTTTCGAGCAGAGGCACATCGTCAGGCTTGCCGTCTTCGGCAACGGCCGGCTTCATTTCGCGGGCAGCAATGAGGCTATCGAGGAAGTTGCGGTAGTAACCGGCAATGAGGCTGGCCTTATCGCTGCCGTTGACGATAGCGCGGGCGCCTACAGGGTCTTCCTTGCCGGCGCCGAAATAGTCAGCCAGCCTCTTGCCAGTGAACTTGCCGTTGATCATCCCGTCGAACAGGATGCGAATAGCCGTGGCCATCTCCAGCGCGGCGTCGGGGTTATCGCCAAGGCCGTACTTCTTATAGTTGTCTTTGCCGGTGATCTGGGCCAAGGCGCGACCACGGAACCGCCAGCCGTCGTTAGCGCCGGTATTGCCCATGCGACCGCCATAGACCTTATTGGCGAGTCCCTGCGGGTTTCGCACATAAGGCTGGGCGCTCTGCACAGTTGAGAACCGCGACGGCCACGTCTTACGGATCTGCGCAACAGTTGTGTAATTGAGGTTTTCCTCGATCGGCTGCATCTTTCCGCCGGTCTCATGGAATGCCGTCGCGAGCACGTAAGCCGTCTGCTCGTCAGGCAGGCCTCGGCGCTCAGCTTCGGCCAAAATGGCCGACGTGCCGTCGACCTGCGCCTGGCTCAAGCGCCCGCCAAAAGGCGCGCGCCTCGCATACGCGAAGAACGTTGTTTTGTTCATGGGGATGTCCTGTAATGGAGTTGGCAGCTCAATCAGTGCTATGCGAGCACGGTTCGTTCTGAGGCGTAATGCCAATTGATCGAACGGAAGCGCTTCCCGTTCGTTATTCCGATGCCGTTAATCTGATCATCGGAGGAATGGCTATGATTAGAAATGGTTTCGACATGCGCCGGGAAAGCAACATGACGTGCTGCGTCTATGACGTATTCAACGGCGAGATTGTCTCTATCGATGGCCACAAACAGTCCGGTCTCAGCGAGAGTGATGCCAAGGAGGCCGTCGATTTGCTGAACCGGAAGTATATCGAGCGCCACCAGGAATGCGGGTCTGGTCGACTGCCTTGAAGACATCACGGGATCATGCGCTTTGTTAGCGTAATTGAGCAACCTGCTAGTTTGCGCCGGCCATGAGGCGATGTAGATAACCAGCCGGTGATAGGCGGGCGAGATGAATCCCTGAATGTTGGATAGACAATGTACAAATCTGCAGCTTTCGCAGCACTGATAACCGTATTGGCCTCCGCCCTTCCTGTACATGCACAGAGCATAGAAATCGGCCCGAACGGCATTCGCTTACTAGAACCCGAAAGTGATCGCCCGCGATATCGCGAAGGTATCAGCGAACGACGTGCAGCACGCATCGCTCAGAGAGAAGGTATGGACGAAATCGACAGCGTGTCACGTAGACGCAATGTCTACATCGTCCGCGGAGTTGACCGTTACGATGATGAAATGCGGGTAGTCATCGACCGGTATTCAGGCGAGGTATTGCAAGTTCGCTGACAAACAGCCCTGGCTAGTCCGGGGTTTTTCTTTTGCAGTTTCGATATGGCTCATTCCCCAGCGAAATCAGCGATACCAATCTCTTCTTTCGGCAAAGAAAAAGCCGCCTCAGTGGGCGGCGCACTGTGCTTGGGAAGCTGCTATTTCATAAAACAGCCACATTAGGTTTAGACTACAGTTTCTCTTCATCAGCAGGAGGCGATAGTGTTTAAGCTCAACCCGACAACTGTAGTATGGGGATATTTGGCCATTGCCGCGTTGACAGTGATTGCGTCAGTTCCATTGAACAATGATTGTCTAGACCCTGAATACGGCGGACGAATGATGGGGGCCTGCCTGCTTACAGAAGGAATGGGATCGGGTGCCGCCTGGCCTATATTCTGGGCATGGGAAGCGGAGGACTTGGCAAAAGAACTTCTACTTTCGTCGAGAAAAACTGCTTCAGATTAATCTATGCACACGCGGCGTACCCCTATCCCAACGACAAAATCGCATAGAATTCATTAGATCCATACGACGTTTGGAATATGCGGTCGACTTTCATCCGCGTCAGCCCCAGAGAGTTGAGCATCACTACGATTCCGCGAAAACTATTTGGATTGAATTGCCACGCATGAACATCGATATACCCTCCGCTCGCACGGTCATACTCAGCCAATGCAGAGTTCACTGATGAGGGATCAGTGACATAGCGCGGAGCGCCATGGTCCCCCAACCAGTGCCTTTGAACGTCGTTATGTGTCGTAAGTGCCCTGTGCTCAATCACGCTTTTGAGCGTATGAACTTTTCTGCCGCGCGCTTCGAGAACATCAGCGATGGTTGATTCTTTAATGAAATAGTCAAAGCAGTATCTTTTGTCTGGAATGATAATGAAATATTTTCCGTTTATATCGAGAGCTTTCTCAATGTCATTCAAATGCTTTATAAGGTCTGGCTGGTGCTCAATCGCATGACAACTTACACAAGCATCAAAACTCTCTCTTACAACAGATAAATCACCAACTGGTGAAATAAAATCGATATGTACTGCGTCGTAAACAGGTCGCTTAAGAAATGACGCACGCTCTATGAGCTTTTCCTTCGACATAACGTCAAAGTATTTAACATTCTCTCCCTTGCAAACTGGATTTGTGAAGGGGCCTATTTCCAATATTCGCTTAGCGTTTTGACGAACAAATTCGACAAATATACCTCTACTCGGCTCATGTAGCATCCGACCTCCCTCACGAAAGGCCGAATGCCTTTCGATTGGTTAGTCTACGGGTTTTTCAACAGCTGTACAGATCATATCAAAACCAGAAATCGATGGTAGATAGCCCATCAAACGCTCTATAGCGTGGGCAAGCGTTCCATCATTCTGTCCGGCTTCTATTTCGAAATCATTAAGCGTTAAACCCAGATCAAAAAGCGGCTTTAGCACCACGGTTTTTACCCAGAAGAAAGATCCAGCCGGATAATCTTCGCAATAATCTTTTTGGCCTTCATAGTTCATCTGGTTCAAAAGATTAATCAAACGATTTCGGTTAGCTCCCCATTGTGGTTGAGTAGACAACCTTGCAACGTAAGGCGGCGATATCAGGCCCACATCTGGCTCATTATCCAAGAGAGACAGTATTTTGGACACTGAGGCGGGGCTGGCTAGTACCTCATGCAAGAGATAGCTTCGCCAGTTTTTGTGCTTGTCAGTATGTACCGTTTTTTTGGTATGGATATGACAGAAGATATCATGAGCAATAATCTCATCTCGCAGGGATACCACCCACGGAGCAACATCACGGCCGCGATTCTTGACGGCAGTTATATTTAAAGACGCAAGAGGCAAGCTTTTGGTCAGCTTATCTCGGAGGGCAGCAACATCGTCGGGCTTGGCTGACACCAGCAATGTGTAGCTCTGCTGAATATTAGCAAGGTGTTCTATGACGCCATCCACCAATTCAAGATGGAACGCATGCAGATGCACCGCTATCTTGCTTTTAGAGGGCGTGTATTCATCACCAAATGGAAGTAGACGCGAAATTGGACCCTTCGCATCTAGTCGCACGTTGGCAGGGATTGTACGTCCCTTCGGCGACGGCTGCCTTCCTTCGTTCTTACCACTGTTCAGATAATGGGTGAGTGCGTTTAAGCCAGCTTCTTTCACATCGGTATACCGCTCCAGGTATCTTCCTGTCGAAAAAGTTGGGCTAGGGTCATAATTTCTCGAAGCGCCAGTCGAAAGATAATGCGATACCGCATCGTTCGAGTTAACCAGTATATTCTGCGCACCCATATCTAATGCAGACGGATCGTATGAGTGAACATACCAGTGAGGATCGAAGTCCTCTGACTGGGCTACTTTCCCGTTCAGGACTTCCGCAGACTTGAACTTACCTCGTATGATGCCAAGCGCTTCCGCGTAGATTAAGCTGTCTCGACGGTTCAAAAGATGATGTCGTTCAACATCAACAAACGCCGAGCTTGCCAGCCTCGAACGCAAAAGAGGATCACTGCACATGCGCTCTAAGGCGCGCAGCCAATTTGCAGGAGTATTTTTTACCAGAAGACCAGTATCATTATTCTTTACAATTGGGCTGTACGATACACTTTCACTGAAAATACCCGGCAGATTGATTGCGCTGTAATCCAGATACTTAAGGCCAGACTTGCAACGGTTGAACTCATTATTTTCCAATGGAGCAATAGCGAAGTCGAAATTCTGGGAGTTTGCCCGCAACCAGCTAACAAATTTTGGGTAGATCCCCCATCCATCAGGAATAGAGATCGATTTCACGGTGGCCGACTCTATGTCTTGGCCTATACCAATAGCGTATACAGTGGCCTTAATTCCTTTTTGGTTCAACAACTCCAGTGCTGGTCGAACAATATTGAGATCACCGGCATGCGAATACGTTCCCATATAAAGGATTCTGACCCCATCACCTTCGATTTCAAATCTCGGTGGAACCAAATAGTTTTCTCCAAGCCATGTTTCTGAACATAGCTTGTTGGGGACGACCCTTACGTCAGGGTTATACTGTCTCAGTTTCTTACGAAGGTAGGGCGTCGACGTGATCACACAGTGTGCGTGAGTTAGCAGGTGCTTGATTGCGAGAATTTGATCTTCTGAAATACGATTACCGATAGTGAGATCATCATCCATCTCAAACAACAGCCGAACTCGTGATTTCCCGCACAATTCTACCAATTTTTTTGACTGATCTAGTGACAGGGAGTTTCTCTGAACAAGAATAAAATCTTGGTCGTCAAGAACATTTATAGCCTCATCGAATGAGGGGTGGGCCCATTCTAAACCAGGCTGATAATCAACCTTCAGTCGCTCTAGTATTCTGATATAGGTCGATCCATGCGGCACCTTGCCACCACCTGGTGATAGGACAATTCCCTTATGGACGGAATTCAAACGAGGTGCAGGACCGGAATTCCTCTTGTTTCTCGCTATTGACAACAACTTGCCACCCCTGAACTGATATCACTACGTGACGGATATACATACACGTAGCAGTGGGGTAAAGATCGTCTTTCGCCGGTTACGGGTATTTGTGCTGCGGTCAGCGCTTGATCCCACATTCGGCGACAACACGGGCTGTATGTCCAGCGGGAGCCGCCGTGATAACCGGAACCTTGATCGTCAGATTCGTGGCATCAATAGCGCTGACATACGGCGCACCTAATACTGCCGCGTCAGATGAAACACTGGCAACTGAAACCTGACACTGAGATACAAACGGGGTTTCAGCCAAATTATGAGCTAGCGTGATCGTTTGCAGCCCTGCTGATGTGATGGGGAACTGATCGCTCAGATTTGATGATCTAGTAGTAATGCCCATCACGTTGACAATCACTGTACCAGTCCCAGCATCAGTATAGTTAGTCGCCCCGGTTGGTGTGCTGCACTGACCTCCAATGAACCTATTGTTATTAGCCCCAGCCTCAATTTGCAGGTTCTTGGCGTTACCCCGGAGAACTGCACCCATGAATGAGTTGCCTTCCGCGCCTGCCTGTAAAAGCATTCCAACCTCTTTGCAATCTCGAATGATTAGTCCTGCAACACTGTCGTTGTCGGCATCTGTTAACTCGCCATTATTGATGGAAAGCCAACCTCTACGACACTGTTCAATGGTAATATTGCTCACCACACATTCGCGCTGAGTGCGAAGAATGCCCACTCCGGTCAATCGGATACGACCATTAGAAACAGCACACATGCGGCCACTGACCCGCAATCCAACGACTGACGTGCTCGCAGTATCAGAACCGTTTGAACCTTCGAGGAAGAAACCATCAAGTATGCTCTGATGACCACCCAGACCGCCGCTACCCCCCGCCTCAGTGCCTACGATGCGAATACCGTGGCGACCTGTCGTCACCATCCCAGAGCCAATCTCTTCGACCCGTATTTGGCTTGCCATTACCTGTCCCCGGATATCTACCCCGGCGAACGTTTCCCCGGTCTCTCCGAGCAAACCAAAACGACGAACGGTAATGTTATTGATTTTATTGCCCGTTGAGTTGTCAGTAGTGTTCTTAAAATCAATGCCGTCCGCGCCGACATCTTCAATTAGAATATTTTCAAACGTGTTGTCGGTGGCTCGACCGAGTTCCACGCCGATACCGTAATCATAAGTATTCTTGATGTGAAGGTCCTGGAAGATACCGCGCGTAGAAGAATCATTCAGCAACAGGCCAGCCGGGTCATTGCCAGACGATGGCACCCCTTGAGCTGAGCGATTCCCGTCAATGGTTAAACCGCTAATACCGTAGTCGGTTCTGGCGCGCGCCTGGAACATATGGCAACGAGCATCGTCGAGCAGTTTAATGATCGAAACGCCGCGTCCTTTGCCACGGTGATAAACCCCAGACTGCATAAGCACCGCGACACGCTGACTGCCACTATCCGTCGCGTAGCCGACCGCAGTTGTCCCGGACGGGTATAAGATTACGCCGCCGCCTTTTGCGACTAGGTAGGCCTGAGCGTTATTGATCGCTGAAGCGTCATTCGTCGTGCCGTCTGCCTTAGCCCCGAAAACTCGAATATCGATGATATTGCCGACAAGTTCCCACCAAGCGCCGTCCCCTGATTGCAGCTTTCCCGGATGAGAAGGCTCCGACGTTACCCGCTTGTACAGCGCATCGCCGCCGTCTCCGACATTCGCAAATCCATTCGTACGAATGGCGTCGATGCCAGTGGGGATTTCTAGTCCCTCAACTGCATTGCGCGTCGAGTAAATCGGAACATTACCCTGAGAAACCGCATCAGATGCAGCCGCAACAGCTTGGTCGCGAGCATGCTCCGCCGCATCCCTTGCCTCTTCAGTTGCCGCTAGCACCGCTTCGGCCGCGGCGATAATCGTCTCCATATCGCCATACGACAACATGCGAAGCTCTGAGCCATTATCGACGCACAGAACCGCCATCCCAGGCGTCAAGTAACCGGCAGGTACCGGAGCGCTTGTGTTCGTAACCAGATCGCGATTGATCGCGCCAGTTACCGTCACAGGGCCCGTGTTGCTCTGCGTGACATTCAGGATATAGAGTACTTGGTACGCCGCCGCTGGAATGGCCACTGAGGCCGTTACAATGATATTATTTGGCGTACCAATGTTTGCGTTATTCAGGCGAATGACGCGATTGTCAGGGAAGTTTTGGCTCCCCTCGGTCAGCGCCTTCAACGTATCGCGAATATCCGGTTTGTACGGGTTGAATGGGCCAGATGCGGGAACGCCATCAATCACGAAGTCGCGGTAAATGTCGTCAATCGTGCGAACGGTCATGCGGATGCTCCATGGCAAAACGCCCCGCCAAGGCAGGGTGTGAATTTCTAAGGTTGTCGGGTTGGTCAGGGCGTCGTTTTGATCGTGCTGGCTGAGTAAGTGCCAATGCGCCCCTTCTGGGTGCGAGCGGCCAATTGGAACTCGTATTCAGTCAAGGCGGCAAGCGGGGGCGTCTCAAAGCTCTCGGCATCGTTTTCGAGTGGCCCAGCTACACGCCATTCGGTATCAGCCGTTTTTTTCCAGCGAACCATGTAGTTCAACAGGATGTTTCCCGTTGGCGGAAAGCTCAGTTCAGCAGCCGGTCCCGCGATGATCAGAACATCTGGCGCATCCGGCACCGGCAAGTCATCACCCGAAGTGGTCTCATCCGATACCGGCGCTGTGCCTTCCTGCGAGGTATCCCACTGGTAGGCAGTTTGCGGCATTGACTGAACCTGAACGGTAGCGCCCTGCAATATACCGCCTTCACCAAGAATGAATTTGAAATCAAGGACTTCAAAGACGCTGTTGATGCCGAATAGCGGGTACTGAATGCGGATGAACCGTTCACCAAAGGCAGCGAGACCAAGCAGGTTCGTGTTGAACGTCCCTACCCAATTCGGATTTGCTCGGAACCATTCCAGCTTCATCAGTCGTCTGGCTTGGCTGTGTGACGGAGCCATATTGAACTGTACGTCTCTGGCTTCTTCGCCGCGTACCGACACATCGTCTTCGCCTGCCCAAGGATCGGCATCGGATGCCTGATAGTCTTGGTTCGGATCGAGGAACGTTGCCCGGATGGTATTGGCCGTCGTCATCACGTCGCGGCCACGGCCAACATCGCTGAAGCCGGTGATCGCGTCAGCGGTCAGTACGACTGTTGGCTCGGACCATGCCCCGATATCAAGCGTAAGGCCACCGTCTGGCGTCGGGACCAGCCTGCCATCGCAACAACCCAGCATTCGGCCTAATACGTCAGCTGGCCTCTCATCCAGGCTGTATGAACCCCAGAGACGATAGCGGGCTTCAGCACCCCCGGCAGCGACCGGAATAGCTTCAGCGGCGCGGTTGTACGCTGCAACCCAACCAGCCTGAGCAAGCGGCGTTGATACGAGGCTTTCTGGAAGGCGCATGCCGTCCTTATGGGTTATGTAGTCCCGGATCACTGCGGCGGCGTTATCGTTCCATGCGACAGCGCCAGTGACAGGGTTTTTGACCAGAGATGTGCGAGCCACAACGCGATAGTTCGTGTTAACGCCGTTCGGGAAGAGGCTTAGATAATACTCATCTCCGACTGCATACTGAGATGCCAACAATGATGCTATGCCGTCGCCCCGGTGCGCTGCCGTCCACTGAGGGAACCTTGAGGTTAGCTCACCGTAGGCCGCCTCGATTGGTGCGCCCAGCCGGGATTGGATGCGCAAGAGAGGGTTTCCCGTCGTTCCTTCACGCCATTTGCTCGGCGGGGTCGGTGAGCCGTCCGGCAGCAAATCGATCTTCTGATCGTCAAGCCAATACTCTTCAATCCCATCGAATGGGCCTTGCCCCAAGGCGAGAACCTTGAAGAAGCCGCCGCTCTGGGTTTCAGCGAATATCCAGGCACCGGAAGTTTTCACACGGCCATAGTGGCGAATGCGGGGCGGCGTAGGCTGGCGAACCAGCTGCTGCACATCTTCCGGCTTCGGTTGCTTTGGACGAAACAGCGACGATGCCAGGTAAGAAATACCCAGGCCAATAGCCAAGCTGCCAAGCGTCGTACCGGCGGCAAGCGTGATCAGGGCAAGACCTGTCTGCAAGGCAGCGCCAAGCGCGCCAGCGCCCACCACAGACGCAATGATGCCTGAAAGAGCTACTGGCATTGAATTCTCCAAGCTTTCCAGACAGCGGACAGTGGCGCACCAATCAGCCCATGTTCATCGTGCGAGAACCAGCAATTCCCGGCATGGATTGCCATACAGAGTTTTTCGTTATGGAAGATCAAACCGACATCGCCGGTCACAGGCTTGCCGGTCTTAATGAACCCTTGCGAGCGCATTGCCCGGTTGACCAGCACAGCCAGCCCGCCACGATCTGCCAGGACCGAGGCAGCCCCGGCAGCATCCGAATATTCCCTGTCTACCCAAGCCAGCGGCGACAGGCCTGTGCAAGACCTGATCCAGCGATCAACGGTCGAAACACAATCAGTCTCTCCCCACTGGAAAGGCTTTTGCGCCTCGGCAGCTACAAACTCGGCAATGTTCATGGGATCAGTAATCCGGGTATTTAAAGCTCTTGAAGAGCAGCGAACCGATGAACTGACAGAATTTGTCACCGGGTGAACGGCGCTGTTGGTCTCGGTCGGTATAGCGGCCATAAGCAGGTCGTGACCGGTTGAAGAATGCGTTTTCTGCCGTCATGCTGATCGACTGAATAGCGCCTTCTGTACCTTGCATTTCGGTGCGGCTGATGCGGGGCGGCTGCATGAAGCCCCACCAAATCGGCGCGGGACCGCCAAGCGGCTGCCATTCCTCATCGAAAAGCTGGATCGAGATAACGACAATGCGCTGATCCACCTCGTCATTTGCATCCAGCGCCATAGCAAGAAAGTTCAGCGTCGCATCCGGCAAGCCTGAAAGCTGGAACGTGACATTCTGCGCGGCAGTGGTCGAAGCCATGCCGATGCCGTCAATCGAGCCATAGCCGTACATCGGTTCATAGCGATTGCCTCCGGTTTCCAGCGCCGTGTTGCCGTTCCAGACACGCATCGTCTCGGACGCAAAGCGGAACTCGACAAGGAAATCCAGCCTCACTTCATGTTTGGCGAACTCTGCCAGCTGGGCCGTGTTAAAGAACGACATTACACGTCCTCGATAAAATTGACGGTCGGAAATGACCACTGCGAAATCAGATCAAGATCGAGGTCCATTTCACTGTCGGAGGCCAGACGCATCCGGCACACTGGATAGTCGAACTCCATCTCGCTACCAGCTGGCGCGGCTTCCCGGGCCGGAGGACGGAATGTGATCGTCGCCGTGTTTGCGCCAGTCATCTGCACTGTGCGGATGCGGTACATTCGTTCTCCGATGGAGAAATCCATACCCGGCTGCAATTGGCCCGCCGTAACAAGAGATATGTTCGCCGTCGTCCCGCGCAGCGGTATGTTGCTGGTCAGGCGGATATCGATTGATCGGGAGCGGTACAGCCCGCCATCACTGAACGGGCTGGTATCGGAGTGAGGCACTTTATCAGCGGCGCCGTTGCCGTCAGGATCGAACGGTTGATAAGCGCAACAGCGAGGAACCAGGATCGGACGCAAACGACCTTCCAGCAGATTTGCAATAGCCCGAAATGCGAGAACGGAAGGCGATCCACGACGGATGATGATGTCGCTGAACGTCGCCTTCCAGATACCGGCGTCGGAAGCAGTAACCTGCGTCACGCCCGACACGCTGGAAGGGCCTGCGAGTGTACGCGGGGCAATATTGAACGGGTCGCGCTTCGGCTTGAGCACCGAACGGGGCCAGAGAATGGTTGCCATTACATTTTTCTCGCTTGTGCGTCTGCCAACATAGTCGGGAAGTTTGATTGAACGGCCTTGGTGCTTTGCTGCACCGAAACCTGAACAATCGCCCCGGAAGCCGTCTGAATACGCTGATCGGCTATCTGGGCCATTCGGCCACTGTCATCCTGAAGGACGACATTGATAGTTTCGGTTCTGCCGAAACCGGCCTTTGCGTTGCGCGGAAGAACTACTTCTCCGCGTTGCAAAATAGCCGGAACTTCCCCCGGCTGAAGCCCGGCAATGCCGCCTTTGTGGTACCGCTTTGCACCTGAGAATACCGATGGCGATACAGCCCGACCGTGCCCATAACCATCCGAACCCGCGACACCGCCACTATGCAGAATGCCGGGAATTATTGCTCCACCGAGCAAACCGCCGCCCTTGAATATCCCGCCACCGCCGAACATCCCGGCGAGCGGCCCCTTACCGAGCAAGGTTGCCTGAAGAACAGCTTCGATCAGAGTATTCAGGAACTTGTCGAGAGCCTTATTGCCGGTTTCAATAGTCGGAACCATAGACTGGAAGGCATCAAGCATGCTGCTCTTGAAAAAATCAGCAGCTTCTCTTGCCTGTTCCTGACTTTCGGCCAGTTTGTTAGCCTCAGCAGTTGCATGAGCATAACCTTCAGCCAGTCCGTTGATTTGCTCCTTCAGCGCAGGCGTTATCTCAATGCCAGCCTTCTTTGCCGCATTCAAAAGCTCTTGCGTGGCCCTCGCCTTCGTGATTGCGTAGTCGTAATCATCAATCAGCGGGTTAATCTGGGCTTGCGCTGCGGTTTCGGCTTGGAGCGTTGCCGTGCGCTCCTTGATCTGCTCGATCTCACGCTGAAGCTCGTTCTGGCGTTCCTTGCGCGCTCGCTTTTTCTTCCCGCCATCGCCATCCGCAGACGCACCAGAGCCACCGCCAAATCCAGCCGTGTTCGCCGTCCTATTCGGCGCGATAAGGTCTTGGTCCTTTGCATCGGCGGTTCGTTGACGTGCGCGAGCGTTCGCCTGTTCTCGCCACGCTTCGCCAATTTTGCCAAGATGATCTTCGGCAGCTTTCTGAAGAGCCGCACCGTAAGCATCGCCAGCTTCCTTACCCGCGCCCGCGTACCTGTTATCCAAGCGACCAAGTTCAACAGTCAGGTTTTCCGGCAGCGTCGGCGCGACACCTACGAAGCTATCCAGCTTATTCAGCGCGGCTGAAACAGCATTAATCCCGTTCAACGCCTTCTGAAGACCGGCCTCTATCCCGGCGATCATCGAGTTCATGGCGTTGATAACCGCTTCCGCTACAGCGCCGGGAAGCTTCGTGAATGTGGTAACGGTAGCGTCGTAGAGGAAGCCAATCGAATTGATTATGTTGTTGGCTACACCCTTGGCCGTAGTCCATACATCTTCCCAAGTTACCTTCGTTCCAGAAAGCGCCTCAGAAATTAGGTTGATCGCAGAAAGAAAATCATCGCGCACCAACGACGCGACATCCATAGCGCCTTGTTTTAGGGCATCCCATGCTACAGCAGCATAATCCTGAAGATTAGCCATTTCTCCAGCAATCGGCTTGATTTCGTCGCCGAAAGCCGAGATCGCAAAAGTGGCGGCGCCAATTCCAGCAGCAAGCAACAGGAAGGGGTTTGTCGCCACCATAGCCGCGCCAGCGACAGCAACTCGCGCCATAGCTGGCACATATTGAGACAGCAGGACCACTGCGGCTGCGGCGGCCGAGTTCGCCACCAAACCAATATTGTCGGCCAGCGCGTTGACAATTCCACCAACCGTTTCGGTAATGCCGTACGCCTCATTAGCCTGTCCAACGTATTGAGTCAGATTATTGGCGAGCTTGGTAAAACTGTCCCCTATTGTAGCGTTGGTGGCCGCGAACTGCTCTTCGATACCCTTCTGTGCATTGATGATTGCGCGGAAAACACGATCCGACGTTAGCTTTCCATCTGCGCCAAGTTGCTTCAGGCCAGAAATGGAAACTTTGAATTCGTCTGCGATAGCCTTCGCCACGATCGGCGCATTCTCGCGAATGGAGCGAAGTTCATCACCCTGGAGAACGCCGGAACCAAGGGCTTGACCAAGCTGGAGAATGCCCGCCGCTTGTTCCTGCGCAGATGCGCCGCCCGCCTTGAATGCCTTCGATACAAGATTGGTAGCGAGCGCGATTTCTTCTTCAGATTTCGCAACGCCTGAAGCTGACCGGATCAGTCGCGCGTAGAGATCTGCGTAATCTGACAGGCCAACGCGGGCGTCATTGGCGCCAGCATTCAATTGTTCAAGGCTTCGTGTTTGAACGCCAGCAGAAGCGGCCGCGGCGCGGATCATATTCCCCGCCTGCGTCCACGCATCTGCGTACTGGACAATCTCACGCGCGCTAAAACCAACACCTGCAAGTGCGGTGGCATTTTTCAGCGAGTTAGCGAACGTGGCGGATATGTTTTTGTTCATATCCGCAAAGCGCCGCTCGATCTGGCGAGCGCTTTTGTTGGCAACACCGTTTGCCCGGTTCAGGGCATTCTCGAAAGCCTTGGTACGGGCTTCCAAAGACACAATGAGCCGTTCAACGTCAGTTGCCATCAGAAGCCCTCGATTCCAAGCTCGGCCAGTGTTTCGTTGCTGAATTCAGGTGCTGCTTTTTCCTCGGGCCGATTGAACGCCTGATGGCCCTCAATGGCGCACGAGAACTCCCACAACGTCATCTTGCCGACGTCGCGATGGATTATTCCGGCCCATTGGTAGAAGCGGTTGAATTTCCATTTCCCTCGCGGGAGCGGGTTTGGGTCTTCTTCCCCTCGCCCGCGTCCGGCTCCCCCGGCTGATCATCCGGGTCGCCGTACAGAGCAAGCATCAGGATTGCTTGAGCCGTCAACACGGATAGCGTGAGGGGTCGATCCTCGACGAACTTCTGAACAAGCTTGCGAGCGGCTTCTTTGTCCATGCCCCCGCCTTCTAGGCCGAGGCGGATGGGCTGGATGACGTCGTCCACCATCCATTGCTTGCTGGAAAGACGAGCCAAAATCCACTCTGGACCTGCATCGCATTTGTCCTGAAGTGCGCGAAGATGCTCCAGGCGGAGATCGAAGTCGTGCTCCCCGCCCGCCCACGTCAGCGCCTTAGCCATTAAGGCGCGACTTTCGCGGTTCGCGCTGGGACACCGTCGAACTGGATATCCAGTTCCGCAGAGACCTTCTGTCCTTTTTCAACGGCGTTGTTCAAGCCGACGAGATACGCTGGGCCGGTCTCATATTCTGTGTCGCCAACGGCGGCCTTGACGTGCTTAATGCGAATGTTCTTGGTCTGCCCGGAATACCACCAATCCATCAGCAACTTGTGACTTTGAGAAGACCAGACGCCACTCGCTGGGATTGTCACTTCAGACGACTGCACAGCGCGTTCGATGGCAGATGGCAGACTTTCGTCGTCGCAATCCTGCGGCACTTCAGTAGTCTGCATATTGTGCTGACGGTTGATGCCGCGCTGCGTGAGCGCGCAAATCTTGGCAAAGGTTCCTTCGGTTTCGGTTTCGACTTCCAGAACAAAATCAGGGAATGCGGCTGTAATCGGCTTTGTAGCCATGGAAAACTCCAAACGAAAACGGGCCGGCAAACTGCCAGCCTTGAAAGGGCTTGATGCCCGGCTTCAGGTGAAAGGGCTACTTCGCCCGGTTACGGCTCTTCAGAGCGCGTTTTTGATCGCGTGTCGGACTTTTGACCTGCTCAGCCCATCCATGAGTAACGCAGTAATCTACGAAATCCTGCGGTCGCTCCTGCGGCTCTGGCGACGGCTTGGCATTGAACGAGAACCGACTTTGCGGGCGCGACCAGTTGCATTCGACTTTGAAAATGGCCCAAGCCATGTGGAGACTCCTACGGCTGCTCGATCTTCGCTGTATATCGAATGGCCGCATGATTGACGTTGCCATCCCTAATGTAGTCGGTACGCCAATAGTCAAAGGATACGAGCGCGTTGATCGTCAACGGAGGTTCCCACCCCCGCAAGGCGATACGCACCGCATTCGCGATGTCGCGCATCTGCTTTTGAGCGGGCTCAATCGACCAGACGTCGAGTTGAAACACGATATCATGGCTGTAGACGCAATCGACGTCATCTTCAGCAGAACTCGACGGACCAATACTGACATATGGGAAAATCGAAGGCGAAACCTGCCCCTGATCGTTAGTGGGCGGGTTATCGTAACTGCGCTGACCGATTAAAGCGATGAGAGCAGAATTGCTGCGAAGCCGTTGAATAATCGCGCCTTGCAGTTCAAGGACAGGGTCCATGGGCTACCCCGATGCAATTTGCTTTGCTGATTTATTGATCGCTCGAGTGATCCGCGATTTGGTCCGACGCCGGAGCGCCCTGAACGACACAAAAAAGAATGGTTGCGCCTTTGCGCCGGGGTTCTGTGTACCCGCGAACATGCCGCCATTGATATGCGGCGCACTGCCAAATTCGACCAGGTGCGCGTAGCGAACCTTCGAATTTCCAGCATAGATCGTGATTTTGAGATTGCCAGTTTTCGACTTAACGGCGCCAATCCGTTGGCTGTAACTGGGGGCGTCGCCCCAAGTCCAGCCGATGCTATCGCGGAGATCGCCATTATCGACGGGGACGAGGCGCTTCATCATCGCAACGATTTCTTCGGCGCCTTGCTCCATGGCAAGTTTAATCGCGGCCTCAGCTAAAGCAGGCAAAGCTTTGAGCTTGCGATTGAGGCTTTTCAGGCCAAGGACCGCCATCACGTTTCCTCGCCTTCAACAACAAGCATTTCCAAATAGGCATTGCGCTCGTCAGGATTGACGACAGTCTTGATCCCAAACACCCGGTTTGGCTTGTCCCCACTCTTACCCGCCCGAGCGTCGTAAGCCCGCCACGATGCCGTAATCTGCCTTGCCGAGGTGCTACTGCGAATGGTCAGATTGTAGGGCTGCATGGACTGCATTCGCGCCGCCATAACGCTTTCGGCATTGCTACCGTATCGCGGTTCCAGCCTTCCCGGCACGGTAAACTGGTCAACCCACTCACCGCGAGTACCGCCAAAGCCATCATCCACGTTCTGCCTGACCTGAAACGTCAAACGACAGTTTAGGCTGCCGGCACCTGCGCGCTTCGCCATGCTTCGGCCTCGTCTTTCGTAGGGGTTGGAAGTCGCTCGGCTTTGCCAGCGGCAACAACGCGATTAGCGCAAGGTGTGGTCACTAGCCCGCCGGGTAGCGGATCGTTGCCGCAGGCTTTGGAATGAAGTCGTAGGTGGCTGTGAAGTGGAGCCAAGGCATTGATTACTCCGTAAGAAAAGGGCGCCGTAGCGCCCTAAAATCAGTACCCTCTTCTGATGTAATACCCACCGCGATAGTGGTGACGATGGTGATTACGCCAGCCGTCATGTCGGTAATAGCGGTGTGAATGCCACCGTGGCCCACGGTAATGGCGGTGGTGCGAGCGCCAATGATGGCGCTTATAGTAATGCCGCTTCTTCCAGTGTTTCCGCGAATGATGTCCACGATGATCCCGGACCTGCTCAACATTGGAGCTAATGTCCGGCTTTGCAACGTTGATTGTTGGTGCAGCTTGCGCAGCACCTGCCCCGATCAGCAGCCCGACGCCCAGAACCCCAGCAATAAGTCCCTTAACAAGCTTCATTCTGCATACTCCTTTCAAGACGCATCTTGAAGAATTATGCATGAACTTGCGATGAACGGCACTACACCCTCAACAGCCTGTACGGATCAAGCAGCCAGCGCGCCGACCGGTTTTCGAACAGCTCGGCAGTCGATTGTCGCTCGCGGTTTTCGTAAAGATCGCCAGCAATAAGCAGCACGGCCGCATCCACTTCGGCTTCAGCCCCTGTCGGCACCGTGTCGCGGTTCATATATCGCAGAGCCGACCCTTGAGCGGCGGACAAATAACCTTCAAGCTCTGCATCCTCATCATCGAATTGAATTCGAAGATGCCGCTTCAGTCGGTCAAGATCCACCGCCACGTTCAAAGCCCTTCCGCTTGGCAGGCTCATCTGCGACGCAACCCAGCGTTCGAGCCACCTCAGCCATGCGACCCTTCACAGTTTCGCCAACTTCGAACTGGCGGGGATAAACCTCACCTTCAGACACCGCCCTGAATGCCTTTGAAACACGCACTTCCATCAGCGCCTCCTATATGAAGGGCGCCCGGAGGCGCCCTGTTATGTATTGGTTAAGGCGTCGGTGCCGTTGCGATCTTATGGTAACGCAGGGCCGTCGGATCAGTCACGCCGCCGCCAACGCGCTTCGTGGTGTAGAACTGCACGAAAGGCTTATTGGTGTACGGATCGCGAAGGATGCGAATACCCATGCGGTCAACCACCAGATAGCCGCGCTGGAAATCACCGAAGACAACCGGGATGGCGTCAGCGGCGATGTCCGGCATTGCAGCAAGCTCGCTGACCGGGAAGCCAAGGACCGTTGCTGGCTGGCCCAGAACCAGACCCGGCTGCCAGATGTAATTGCCCTGACCGTCCTTCAGCTTACGGATAGCGCCCTGCGTCTTGCGGTTCATTGCAAAACGCGCATTCGGGGTGCGCTCGCTAGGCAGGTCATAGACCAGATCAATAAGGCCATCGGTCGTGAGACCAGCTGCGTCACCGCTATTCACCGTCGGGATTGCGCCCCACGGGTGCGAATTCGCCGCCGTATAGGTCAGCAGACCCTTGGGCTTGTCGGTGCCATTTCCGGAAACGAACGCAATGCCTTCCTGATAGGCGAACTCGGTCTCGACTTCACGGGCAAGCCAGTTTTCGAGATTGATTTCGGAATCGTCCAGCAGGCGCTGCGTTGCCGCAGGATTCGCGTAGATTTCGCCGGTGTTGAACTTCACCTCGGCGAACTTTGCAGCCGGGGTTTCAGGACGCTCAGCGGCTTCACCTACCCAGCCCGAAGCCGTAGCGCGGTCGTTGTAGAGCTTGGAGAAGCCATTACCAGAAATCTGAATGACCGAAGCGATACCGCGCATCGGAGAAACGATCTTCAGCTTGTCGGTGATGGTGCGGTCCCATTCGGTCGGCGCCGTATAGCCGCCATCTTCTGGAACGGCGACGCTCATCGCGGCCTGTGGGTTGGCCTGAATGAATGCGTCGATGCTTGCCTCATCGCCTTTGCGGAAGAAGCGGTCAAACGCCTTGGTGTATTCGGCGTTCTTGATGTCGCGAGCCGGGTGCGACGCACCTGCCGTCTGCAAAGCAGCGAGCTTCTGGGCCTGCTCGTCGAGAGCCGCCTGAAGATCGCTGACAGTGGCATTGATGCGATCAACCTTTTCGGTTCGAACGACATCTTCCGTGCCCTTCTTTACGTCATTGAGCGCAGCGCTGTGTTCTGCCTTGAACGCTTCAAATGCGCGGCCCTGCTCTTCGATAAGAGCTTTAATTTCGGTAGCGTCCATTCGGACTACCTCCTGAGAATTGATAAATTGCTGGAAAGTGCCGCACGAATGGCGGCTTCGCTTGTCGTGTCCTCGCCAGCATCGCGCTTGGCGTTCTCGGCGGCATCACGCTCGCCTCGAATTTCATGGAGAAGTTGAGTACGCGAGCGCCGCGTCTCACCTGCTGCAGCTAGCGCCCGGTCAATCCGGCGCATTGCTGCGATATGTGCGGGAAGTTCAGCTTTTGCGTCGGGCTTGCCGATTCCAGCGCCCTTCTCGTCCGCAAATCCCTTTTCAATGGCCTCGTCGGCAGATAGCCAAGTGCCGTCCGACGCCTTTGACGGGCCATCCAATAGAGAAAGTACGACGTCTTGCGCCAGTCCGGTTCGGGCGGCGTAAATATCCGCCATTGAACTATCGAAGGACTGAAACAGTGTCGCAGCGTCGGTAAAATCGTGCGTATTGCCGACAGCAAGGCCCCAGGCTCGGTGGATCATCATCATCGAACCGGTAGACATGATCACCCTGTCGCCAGCCATCGCGATGATTGATGCCGCAGACGCCGCATAACCCATCACATTGACAGTGACCTCGCCGGGATGGCTTGCGAGGAGATTGTAAATCGCCAATCCCTCGAACATGTCGCCGCCCGGCGAATTCACGTTCACGGTGACCGGGTTTTTCCCGATAGATCGAAGCGCGGCGGCGGCTCGCTTGGCCGTAAACCCGCCCCCGCTCCAATAATCTTCACCGATCACGTCAAAGATCGAAATAGTGTTCGGATCGTCTGCTTCTGCCGCTTGGGGAGCACTCTCCCACCGCTCCAAGGCGGAGAGAGGCACATCCCACTGATACGACTTAGGTCGCGCAACGGCTGCAACCGGCGTTCTGTTAAGGCTCATTACGCGTTCCTGAAGGAGGGCGGCCAGTTTCTGGCTGCGTCATTGGATTTTTGAGGCTGTCCGCGTCTGGATCGTCGCTCTGGCTCAAGCCCACATAATCGCGGGCTTCATTCTGTGACATCCACGGTCTAGATCCACCGGAACCCAAGGCTTTCGCGAGGAATTCGGCCTGATCTTTAATCGAACCGCGCAGCAATTCGCGCTCATCGAAGTCAGCCTGATACGATCGACGCTCTTCTCGGGTCAGCAGGCACCGAGAAACCGCCTGTTCCCAAGCGGTGAACCACGGCGCCAGTCCATAACGAACGAAAAGCTGGCCAAGGGTTTCAATACCGCTGCCCCAAGACGTGTCGTCCATCATCAACAGAGGTCGCGGCACTCCAAAAGCACGTGCAACTTCCTCAATTTGATGATTTCTTGTCTCGATCTGCTGGCTATCTCTTGCCGTCTGAGAAAACGGCTCGGCCTTCATGCCTTCTTCCAAGATCAGCCATTTGTGCGCGTTCTCCGCGCCAGAGAACTTTTCTTTGAGACTGGTGTCGAGGTTTTCGAACTCCGGGTCACCGAGTTTACCTGGGTGCGTGAGCGCGCCGCCGACCATCGTACCGTTCTTAAATAGGCGAGCCGCGGCTTTTTCGGTCTGCATGGCTAGGCCGATGGCCTCTTTTGCCTGTTGGACGCGAGAAAGTCCGACAACGCCATCGTCCGTCATATCGCGGAGATGGAAAACCTCCGACTGGGGCAGCTCGACATATCGACCACCCTTCAAGACGACTTTGTAGATGACGGTCAGGTCGTCTTTCTGCTCGACGGTGACATTGGTTGGGTGCAGGGGCTGCAAAGCCACCACACGTTTGCCGTTTCGAACAATACGAGCGAAAGCATTGCCGTAGGTCAGTGCATGTGACTGCAGCTGCCGACGGAATTCATACGCCGTCTGCCAGTTATTCGGTTGCGTAAGAAGTACATCAAACAGAGAATGATCATCGGCTGGGTGAAGTCGCCCCTTCCCGTCCTTGTGCATTAGGTAGAAAGGCAGCATCCCGATACTGCCCGAGATGAGGTCGACACAGCGAAAAACTGTTGTGTTGAACAGAGCAGCCTTGGGCGTCACCGCCATGCCGCTCGCGGTTTCTGCACCGCCACCAAGAAAGGCGGCTAGCCTTGGATCATCCAAGCCGTCGAAATATTGCCAGTCAGCTCGCGGCGCTCGTTTCGGCGCGACCGAAGGCGCTGCCTCCGGTTTGGACCGGAACAGGTCTAAAATACCCATATCTTTCCTTGTTCCGATTAGCCGGCCATTCGGATGCCGCGTTTCTTGTAGACGGACTCTTTCGGCATAACCGCGCCGTCCATCGCCACACCAACCGCCATTGCGAAAGCGACAGCAGCGTCGATGCGCACTGACGCCTTCGTCTTCACGAACCATCGGTTGTCTTGCGGGTCATGATCGAAGGTGGCGCCCATCAGGGCGGTCATAAGTACCGGATTGCGCCGCATGCGAATGCGACCGTCGATAATCATGTCTTCGAGTGCCAGAACCGATCCCGGCATCCACAAGCCTTGCGGCGGTGGCAGTTTTGCAGCTTTCGCTGCTTCTACCTTTGCAGGCTCGGGACGTGCCCGAACCTTGCCGCCCTGTGGGTGTGCGACATGTTCAATGTCCAACCCGAGCGCTTCGACTTCCTCGCGGAACTTGTCGTAGGCATATCTGTCGTAGGCGATGGCCTTGATATCGAAGGCTTGATCGAGTTGCTGCACCCGCGAGGCAACGAAGTCATATCGAATTCGCTTGCCGGGTGGAGCATTCAACCAACCCTGCTTCACCCAAAGCGCATATGGCGCCTTGTCAGCCTGTTCTCGCGCTTCCAGCGTGTCAGCCGGCGTCCAAGCCTCTACCCACGCATCAAACGTCGGCAGATTGACGGTAGATCCGTCTTCCCGCTCCATTTCCTTGAAGCCAGTCGGGACCACACACGCAAGCACGGTCATGTCCTTGCTTCCGGACAGGTCGACGCCCATGAAAACCGGCTTGTCTGCGTGTTCGACTTCGGGGGCGAAATCGTCCATTACGCTTTCGACGGTCTCACGCGGCATCCAAGCCTTATCGGCATCGGTCCAGCAGCAGAAATGCAGCCGAAGAATGCCGTTCAGCTTGCCCGGCATCTGCTTTGCCTGAGCTACAACACCGGCTAGATATTCCTGCGTCAGGATAACGCCCAGAAGCGGATTAGCTTTCTTCCAGCAGGTTTCGTCCTTGAGCGGATCGTCGCCCTTGTCCAGAGCGCAGACGTAGGAAAATGTCGTGTCGTCGATAACTTCGCCGACATAGGAAAAATCCTCGTCCGGCGTCTGCGTACCTGCAGCCACCTTGACGGCATGCTCGTGCTCTTCCCAGCAAATGCTGTTTCGGTCGCTGCCTGAGTTTGTAATCATCAACAGCAGAGGCTGGCGACGAAACTTGAAGCCGCGCTCCAGCATTTCCATCGTCGAACGGTCTGGATGTTCGTGCACCTCGTCGCAAAGGGCGAAGTGCGGTCGCGGACCTGAGCCAGACTTGCCGGAATCCTTCGAGATCGGGCGAAAGAACGATTGCGATTTGTGATGCGCAATGTTGAACTCTCGACCGATGCCGCCGCTGAACTTCAGCCGCTCGACCAGTGCAGGAGCGGCGCGCACCATTTTCACGGCGTCCTGGAAGAGAATTCCAGCCTGTTCTTTCTTGGCTGCCGCCGCATAGATCTGCGCGCCAGCCTCCTTGTCAGCGATCAGGCCGTACAGGCCGACACCGCCAGCAAATGGCGATTTACCGTTGCCCTTGCCCTCTTCGATGTAAGCGCGACGAAAGCGGCGCGAACCGTCGGCCCGTTTCCAGCCGAAGAGCGAACCCAACTTGAAAGCCTGCGAGGCATGCAGATTGAATGGATTGCCTTCAAACTGGCCTTCGGAAAGCTTGAGCCGCCCTTCAAAGAACCGAAACACGCGGTCGGCAGCATCGTCGTCCCAATACAGGCCGCGCTCGTGCCCGCGTTCGAGATCGTCGAAATGGCGGCGGCATGCATTACGAACGTGCGGGCCAGCAACTTCTCTGCCATCAATGACAGCTTGCGCATAAGCGCTCACACGCTCAAGCGCAGGCATATCAGTCAAGCAGATCATCCTTTTCCTCGGCCTCGTCAGGTGTCGTCACCTTGGACGCGTCAGCAGGCGTCGCACCCATCTGGCCAAGCATCTGGCGAAGCAGGTTCATCGCCTGCACGCCCACCTCTTGCCCGGCCATGATGCGGCCCTGAATAGTCGAGGCCATGCCGACAAGCGTTCGGTGCGATTCATTCAGCCACGGCAGCTCTTTCGCGAACAGCTTCCAGGCTGACTTCGCTTTTATCTCAGCACTATCCTTCAACCAGACGGGAGGAGCGCCAAGCGGGCCGTTTGCGGCTGGGTCAGCGCGGTTTTTGTACCGACCGGCATGCGTTTTGTCTCGCCCCTCGACTTTGGCCTTGCCGAGGGGATTTCTCGGCTTTGCCATGGAATGAAATCCTTATGGGGTCATATTTTGAATTGGAGATGCGTGCGCTGTGGGTCCCCGCTGGTCCGGGGCTGCCGCGCCTTGGGACTTTTTGATGCCCCCGGGGTCGATCAACCGACCGGCCATCCATCGGGACCAAACCGAACGACGTCTTGGCCGAGCTCTTCGCGCTGTTTGATGCGGTCATGGCAGGGGGCGCAAAGGCTTTGGAGATTGTCTGGATCGAAGAACAGCGCCTCGTCACCCCTATGTGGTCGCACATGGTCACACACCGTCGCTGGTGTTACGTCCTCTTGCTGTAAGCAATACGCACACAATGGATGTGCAGTCAGTTGCCGCTCACGTAAGCGTTGCCAGCGTGCGGTCTTGTAGAGCTTGCGGTAAGCAGCCGCTTCCGCGCTGCGCTGATCACGTCTGGCCATGCTTACCTTCGAACTGGTGCCCTAGCGAGGGATCGAACCCCGGACCATCCGCTTACAAGGCGGCTGCTCTCCCATCTGAGCTACACGGGCGATTGGTTGCGGGCATCGGGATCGAACCGATCATATCCGGCTTATGAGACCGGCGAGCACACCAGCGCTCTTGCCCGCTGAAATTGAATGGAACAATTAATCGATGACGCCCGTTCTCTCCTCGTAATCGAAAAGGAGAATGAAATGGCACAGACCACCGAAGGCATGGTTTCCGAACAAATCGACGCACTGCGCAAGGAAATCAGCAGCCTATCGTCCCGATTGTCAGATCATCTCGGTAATCTATCCGGCGCCACTGATGACGCCCTTGCGTCGACGAAAGACGCTGTGAATGTGCTGGCGGAAGGGGCACGTGAACATAGTCAGCGTGCTGTGCAATACGCACGCGAAAATCCCGGAACCGCATCGGCGTGGGCATCCGTCGGACTGGTCGCCTTGGTTGCATACATGCTCATGAAGGGCCGCGGCAGTCGTTACCGGTAGATTCCGTTGAGCCAGCCAGTTGAAACAGACTATCGCGGACCTGGCCGCCAGTCGGTATCAATCCTTCCTTCCTCAGCTTTATGAAAATACTGGGAGCAGACCAACCAACCCTTAATTGGTCTCAACAACAGAACACATGCAATCACGATGATCGGCAGGGTCGTGATTGCATGAACCCAGATCGGTGGATCAAAAACTGATTGCAACCAGATACCGAATAGCAGCGCAGGCACCGCGGCGATCGACATCGAAAAGAATGCGGGGCCGTCAGCGGGATCGGCGAACGAATAGTCCAGACCGCAAACCTCGCACTGCTTGGCTAGTGTTAGATAGCCCTTGAACAGGTGTCCTTGTTGGCACCTCGGGCATAGTCCTCGGACACCGGTACGAAACGGACTGTTCGTTGCGGAATACGTCATGTCTGGCTCCTCCAACTATCAATTAGGAGGACCCAACAATCAATCAAGCCAATCGTGCCGGCGGGGAGCCTACCGCAATAGGCTCAACCCGCCGAACCAGCAGCCGGAGGAGAAACGGCGCTGGAATAGTTACCCCACCGGCAATGCCGACAGGGGCGGCTCTTGTAACCGCACTGAAATGAAAAGGCCGCGCATGGCGGCCTTGATGTAGTCTTCCCCTCATTGGGGAGCTGAAGGGGATCGGGGTGCACTACGCAGGTTGTGCGATATTCCAGATATTTCGATACGCCAGTGGATGAAGCTCCAGATCGTCCATAGCGCCCTGAACCGCAGCTAGCCCGCGGAAAACAAGAGACCTTCCCGCTGCAGTTGCCTGCTTGTGCCTGAAGCCGTCTTTCTCGCCTATTTCGGCCAGCGTCTGCCCGCCCAGCACCGCATCCTCGAACGGCTCGATGAGCGGCCCAAGCCTTGACCGCAGATAGGCAAGTATCGGTCTTGTATCAATTTTCTCGAGCAGCAGATCGTCCGTGAATTTCAAACTGAGGCTCGGAGTTTTACCGGTCTTTGGAATTGGCATCGTGCCATCGTCGTTCTCGAAGTAAGCATCGACTTTGACATTCACCTTGCGCATTGCAGGAAGGGCATAAGCTCCTTTGCTTTTGCGCAGCTTGCCGGAATATTCGATTTCTCCACCTTTCACGCCGCCTTCCCAGTTTCGTGCGGCAGCGGCCTCTACATCTTCGACGCCCTTTAGGCGTTTGCTTTCTTGAGCAGCGTGCAGGCCTGCATCGTATCCGTAGTCTTGGCCCTTAAGCGGCTCGGCCTCGGCTATGGCTACAAGGCGCCGGTATCGCATAACTAGCTCGATAAAGCAGTGTAGCTTGTCTCGGCGCAAAACCGCCAGCAGTGGGAAATCCTCGTTATCATTCGCAGGAACGGCAGGATCTCCGATAGACTGGCGCTGTTTGATGCGTCGCAATTGCGTGGCCATTGCCTTGGTTTCCTGCTTGGCCCGTGCTGCTCGGTCCAGATAGATCACATTTCCCATCAAGCTGCCTCCTCATTCAGAAGATCCGACAGGTACACGCCGTCGACCGCATAGAACTCGAATTCTTCCCGGCGCTTAATTGCCGCCGTCTGCCAGCCTCTTAGTTCCAAGTCTCGTGCATATGGAGATGATGAATGCTGGTCTTCATCGATCGGGCAGTTGTCATTCGCGGCGAAATATTTGTCTTTCAGTTTCTGCTTCATGCTGCTTTCCCCTTCTCTTGTGCAAGCCACCCCAGAACCGCCGTAACGGCCTGCTCAGCGGCTTCTGTCGTTGTGGTGGCCCGAATGATCAGAACCGTGTAGCCGAGCCGCTGTAGGGCCGCGTGGCGGTCTTTCTGGGCCGGCGACAGTCTCCCCTGCCCGACCTTGTTCTCGATCATCAGCAGACGCCCGTATTCGCCATAGATGCGAAGGTCCGGTTCGCCGCTGGTCATTCCTGTTGCGATTGCCTGAGCCTGGGCTCTTGGCCCGCGCTTGCTGGCGTTCATGTCACCCGCCAGCAGGAACTGGCGTTGGTACTGTGGCAGTCGGCGCAGGCTGGCTACTTGTGCCGCCTGTAATTCCCATTCGAGCGGCGGGGCTGGCTTGGTCGTCACCTTCCCGGCCTTTGTGGTGATCTTGACGCGAGCGCCGTTGATGCGGGCGGTTTGTGTTTTGGTGGCGGTCGTGGTCGTAGATGAAGGCGCGCGCGTGCGGTTGCGTGCCATGTGAGCTCCTCGTGTTTATTGCGGTATGCCGTTGGTAGCGGCGAGAGGAGTGTGGAGTGCCTCAATAAATGTCGTGTTAATGGACAGACAAAAATCGAGACGTTACCCTGCCGCAGGGCAAGGCGCACAGAAAGAATAGATCATCAAACGCACAAGGGCTTTCAATGGGGTTCTACGTTACAGACCAAGATCCGCATGGTTTTGTTTTACACAACTCAACAAACCCATGGCTTCATTGGGTGCTTAGGCAGATCCCGGCAACGATAAATGAAGACATCAGGGATAACTTAGCATCCAACCTTAAACATATTATTGTCGGGCTTGAACTAAAGGCGAGCTTGTTACGCGCGCATCTAGAACGAGAGCCTGGCTCCAACTCGCGTCTGTTTGAATCTTACGCACAGATCATGAATTTTGAATTCTGCGTCGGAACATACTCAATCCTTGAAGGGCTAGGATCTGTTATCTGGTTTGACCAAAATGAAAACGACGGCACTAATCCCGGCAAATTTGGGAGAAATGATTGGCGATCGTCGCTAGCGGCGACGTATGACTCGGACAATGAAGGAGATCTGGTGAACCTTGTCAGAACGGTTGAGAGTGTCAGAGACAAACTTCATCAAGACAAATTAGTTTCCCGTATTCAGATTGATTGGCATGCATTTGACTCGGACCGGTCGTTTATCCCTGCGATAAGAGCCCTGAGGATAATCTTGGCACGTTCCCCGCAAGGTCTCCCTGAACATAGCCCATTATTCGAATAAGTCCGCCAACCTCAAATCAGGTTGTATTCTGGAATTGGCAAAAATCAGGAAAAGTGCGCACTTCTCAAAACTCGAGAACTGCGCGCCGCGCGCTTTGTGCGTAAGTTTCTATATAAGAACACTTACGCACCAAAAGCAGCGTGCATTTGCGAACTTCTTTTTGGTCTTTTCGAGAAGTGCGCACAAAGAAGTGCGCAGTATCAGAAGTTGTATTTTGATTATGACATCGGGTTGTATTGAATGGCTGGGGAAGGTACATTTGGCAGCAGCGGTACTTGCCTGAATCTGAGATTCCCGGCTATATCCCCCCGCTTTCAAAATAGCAGAGCGTTAAGTGGCACTGTGACTCGTATTATGAACTGCCCCCCATTTCGACCGGACAGTCGGCATAAGCAGAAAGGCTCAAGCACAGGCTTGAGGACAGGCTTATGTCTAACGAGTATCGACACGTTGAATTGTTGACGGGTGATGTTCGCCGCAGGCGGTGGACAACCGAGCAAAAGCTGACGATCATTGAGCAGAGTTTTGAACCAGGCGAGACGGTATCGTCTACCGCTCGCCGCCATGGCGTTGCGCCCAATCTGCTTTACCGATGGCGCAGGCTCTTGAGCGAGGGAGGTGCTGCAGCCGTGGATTCTGACGAGCCGGTTGTCGGCAATTCGGAAGTGAAGAAGTTGGAAGATCGCGTCCGCGAGCTGGAGCGCATGCTCGGCCGCAAGACGATGGAGGTCGAAATCCTCCGCGAAGCTCTTTCCAAAGCGGACTTAAAAAAACGGATATCGCGGCCGATCTTGTTGCCGAAGGACGGTTCGCGATGAAGGCTGTCGCCGAAACTTTGGGCGTCTCCCGTTCCAACCTCATCGAGCGGTTGAAAGGCAGATCAAAGCCGCGCGGGTCCTATCATAAGGCCGAGGATGCGGAGCTCCTGCCCGTCATCCGCAGGCTGGTGGACCAGAGGCCGACCTATGGCTATCGGCGGATCGCCGCGCTCCTCAATCGCGAGAGGCGAGCCGCCGATAAGCCTGTCGTCAACGCCAAACGGGTCCATCGCATCATGGGCAACCACGCCATGCTGCTGGAGAAGCATACCGCCGTTCGCAAGGGCCGCATCCATGACGGCAAGGTCATGGTTATGCGATCCAACCTGCGCTGGTGCTCGGACGGTCTGGAGTTCACCTGCTGGAATGGCGAGGTCATTCGTCTCGCTTTCATCATCGATGCCTTCGACCGGGAGATCATTGCCTGGACGGCAGTTGCCAATGCGGGCATCTCCGGCTCGGACGTGCGCGATATGATGCTGGAGGCGGTCGAGAAACGCTTCCAGGCAACACGAGCCCCGCATGCTATCGAGCATCTCTCTGACAACGGCTCGGCTTATACCGCGCGGGACACGAGGCTGTTTGCTCAAGCCCTCAATCTGACGCCCTGCTTCACGCCGGTGGCCAGCCCGCAGTCGAATGGAATGTCCGAGGCATTCGTTAAAACCCTGAAGCGGGATTACATCCGCATCGCAGCACTACCGGACGCACAAACAGCGCTCCCGCTTATCGACGGATGGATCGAGGACTATAATGAAATCCATCCACATTCCGCGCTCAAGATGGCTTCCCCTCGGCAGTTCATCAGGGCTAAATCAAATTAGCCGACGTGTCCGGTGAAACGGGGTGCACTCCATATTAATTGCGTAGACCCGTCAGAATTAACCGGCCCCCATCTTGTAGCCGAGTATAGGGAATTACCGCGTGTTTTCGCTTTGGTGCGCTCAGCGATAGAGCGAGGAGAGGCACCCACGGATGCCCGCATCCCATCCGTTTATACCTTGGGTAAGGGGCACGTTCGCTTTTTCTATCCCCGGCTTGGCTACCTCGCCAAAAGACAGGCAGCGATTATCGACGAAATGCTCGCGCGTGGTTATTCCCCGCAGTTTACCAACATCGATCAACTGCTAGACGGCTTCCCCGATGTATGGTGCAATGATTGGGAGCCGACCGAAGATGCCGTGGCTATCAATCGCGCCAGAATCTCTGAGCGCCTGGCGAAGCGCCCCTGACCGCCAAGCCGAACTGCGTATCGTTCTCTCCAATTTTTGGTGATAGAAGCTAGCTGATCCGAACCTGATGGAGGAAACAATGGCTAAAATCGGTCGTACCGGCTTCAACAAAATTCTAGGTGCGGGGGCTATACCGTGCTCAACCATGATCCTCTGGTCGGAATTCTCACTCTCAAAACAGATACAGGTGCAATCGAATTGGCAATGATCAAACCTGTAGCCGAAGCATTAATGGGTGAACTAATCGACTTTCTGCAGGAAGGCAAAGGCGAAGACGCCCCAAGCTTCGCGGTCGAGCGGAGTCAGTGAAAACCACCGATCGATGGCGGGGGGCACGTCTAACGCGGCGATAGCATGCTGTAAGTAACTTCCGGCACTAATATCAGCTTTCTCTAATAAGTAATGCGCTCCTCCTCTAATTAACCATCCCGGGCAATTCCAGATGCATGGTTTATAATTTACGAGTATTTCTTCCATTATTATCACATTAAAGTAACGGAGAGCATAATGCTTAAATATATCGCCATAGCGTTAACAGCTATGTTCTTCTCGGGCTCCGCTTCAGCATCCTCTGAGTGCGATAACGCGCAAGATCAGGCAACAATGAACAAGTGTGCCGGTCAGGGCTTTCAAAAAGCGGACAAGAAACTGAATTCGCTTTACCAACAGCTTGAAAGGCGTCTTGCTGGCAACGACGCTAAGAAGCTTCTGACCATATCACAACGGGCTTGGATTAAATTCCGAGATGCAGAATGTGAATTTTCATCCTCAGGAACAGAGGGCGGCACGGTGCAACCGATGGTATACGCTATGTGCCGGGAAAGATTAACAGCCGACAGAAGCAAGCAACTTTCCGAACACCTGAAATGCGAAGAAGGCGATCTGTCCTGCCCTCAACTTTCAAGTGACTAAGAGAGCGCTCGAATATCGCCTTCGATCTTACCCCACGAAAAAAAGCGGAGCCTAAGCCCCGCCTTCGCGATTCAATTACCGGCCGATATCACGTTGAGTCAAACAAGCGCCCCTCGCCCTGGAGCCGCAGCAACGGTGCGGTAAACTCTGCGTTAAAGCCTTCAGGTCTGTATTCGGACCTAACTTCCCCCGAACCAAGAAGCCCCATTCTTATGAGTTTGGAGCCAAATCCTGTCTTCGTCGGTGGAGCTACCGGCGGTCCTCCGATTTCGATCCAATTCATTGAGAAAACCGGCTCAACCTGCCTTTTGGATATTGCAACATTCAGTCGCACTTGCCCCGTAGGATTAGAAAGCGCACCGTACTTAATCGCGTTTGTTGTCAATTCGTGAACCAATAGCGAAATGGTCGATGCGCCCTTCGGGCCTACCGATACGTCTGGCCCAGCCATGTGAACGCGATCGTCTACAGCGAGCGCAGTTGTTACTCCAGATACGATCTGACGCAACGAACCTTCCGAGCTTTTGCCGAGCCTCAGTACATCATGCGCGTTCCCCAACGCAGAAAGCCGCTTTATGAAGGTATTGATGAGCTCTTCATCGGCATTGTTATTGAATGTCTGGCTCGCAATAGCGGACACCACGCTGAAGGTATTCTTGATGCGGTGAGCGAGTTCGGTATTCAGAATCCGGGCGTGCTTTTCGGCTTCCACTTTTTGCGTGGTCTCGATGACCGTGTCGATCATCCCGCCGACCCGACCCTGTTCATCAAAGATCGGGCTGTAGCAGAATGTAAAATAGCATTGCTCATCATATCCATGTCGATCGATCACAAGTGGAAAGTCTTCGATAAACGTCGCCTCGCCAGCGTAGGCTTTCTGAACCATGGGCAGCAAATCATCCCACGCCTCCGACCAGATATCGCGAAACGAAGCCCCCATGCAATTCTCTTTTTCCCCGAGAATTGGTCGGAAAGCGTCGTTATAAATCGTCGTAAACTCCGGCCCCCAAATGATTGCTTTGGGAAAATGCGAAGCCAACATCATCTGTACTGCAGTGACCAAGTGCGCCGGCCAACTCGCTGGCACCCCTATGGGGTTCCGGCTCCAATCCAACAGCCGAATTTCATCAGCCGACTGACCACGCGCATGCAGGAAGGGCACCGCACTGTCCATAGTGTATTCCAATTTGATCGAGGAAGATTCGTAGGCGGCACCGCCTAATCTTATGAGATAGGGCACGCAAATGCGAGCGGCAAAGTTATACTGGCATCAGTTGAATCAAACCGCCCGCACAAACGACGTCGTTTTCCGCTGCACTGGATCGCGCTCCTCGACCTTCGCCAGGAAACCTTCCTTGAAGAGTGCCTTGGTAATAAGGCCCGCACGCTTCTTCTGCACCTCGTCGTCGATATCCAGCCCCAGCGCATATGCCACCGCATGTCCAACCCAGTCTTTGGCCTGCGGCGCCTGCTTGTACATGCCGCCGTTCACAGCGCCACGGATTGCGTCTTTCTGGTCATCAGTCAGCCCTTCGGCAACTTCCTCGCTGGACGGCCAATGCCATTCCGTCACGACCGGAGCGTGGTCCTGGGGCTGGGTCAGGCCGCGCCCGTTACCAAGCGCCACGCTTTCGATATGCCGCCAGTCCAGCCGGTGTGACAGCGGCGTAAGGTTCGACTTGCCGTAGGTGATCGAGAAGTAGCCGAACCGTTCCATACCGGGAATGCCCGCCTCATTGGCTTGCGCTTCTGACATGCGGTTAAGCACGCGCACTGAACGCGCTGCGCCGATCAGCGCCACCGCGCCGCGAGCATCTTCGACGGTAGCCTCGCGATCGCTGACCTTGCGTAGGTGGTGCACGATGTCGATGGAGCAGTTCGTGTAATCCGCGATCTGCGCCCAGAGCTTCGCGACCTTGTCGATTGCGCCGTTGTCGTTTTCATTGACCTGGTGCGTCGACACAAATGGATCGACGATCATCACGTCAATGCCATTGGCAAGGATGGTTTCGGCAACAGCCTCGACGATCGGCTCTTGGATTTTGACTCCCTTCTTGTCGTCGATAGCAACGACCAGTTCCTGCTCTCGGCCGCTGTCGAGGAACAGGTGTCCATCAATATCTTCAGGCTTGAGATTGAAGTGGATGCACGCCGCCATGATGCGCCGCTCTAGCTCATCGCGAGGATCTTCGACGTTGAACAACCAGACCTTAAGTCGACGCGGCGGCTTCACGCCATTCAAGGCTTTGCCCGAGGCCATAGCGAGCGCTTCCACGATGCTATTCGCTGTTTTGCCAAGCCCGCCGGGCGCAACCGTCACCGAGACGTACTTGCGGATGAAGTGCCGACCGAAAGCAAACTCGCGGCGTGGCAGCGTCGACGGGTCTTTCCACTGGAACGGCGTGGCTGCGAGGATGGGTTGGCCGGTGGGCTCCTCTTCTACTACTAGCGGCGCCACTGGCTCGTCGTTATGCGCTTCCGGTTCGCGCTGCTCATCAACCTTCGCCCGCGCATTGTCGAGCATGCGTGTGATATCCACCAGCTTGGTATTGTCATTGACGGCTTCCGGTGCCTGACGCGGATGCATCTTGCCAGCCTTCAGGCCGTTGTCGATCGTCTTGCAGCAACGCGGGAAGTCCCTACCCCAGCCGCGCGCTACGTCCTGTAGCAAGGCCCGTGCTTCGGATTCCGCCAGCGCACCAGCACCGACGAACGTGCCCAGCCGAAACGCAGCGTCGTTCAGACGATTGTTGCGGTTCCCCATCGGCTCCATGGCGAGATCGTCAAGCTCAGACTGTACCGCCCGCTCGACGTATCGGTCATTAATCGTGCCAGACATCGACGGCGCCTGGTACATGGTCGTGCTGTCGTATGACCGCGGCAGGACAAGCTCCAGCAGCCAGTCCGGCGCACCGACCGGCTCCATATCGACCAGCCAGCGGTAAGGCTGGCCAATAGCAGGCACGCTGCCAGCCGCGATGACATAGCCACCGTCGCCACGAACATCGATGCCGGCACCCAATGCGCCACGATTGCGGACGCCAGCCTTGTGTTTGAAAAAGTAATGTCGGCCGCCGCTCGTGGTTTCAGCGGTAAGCGTCGCGGGCAATGCGCCGTGCTCGGCTTCCAATGCCGCGAGCGTATCCGGCCCGCCGTGCTTCGGGTCAATATCCAGCACCCACGCGCCGATAGGCGCACCGGTCGGCACTCCGATCAACGCACCCGGGTTTCGGCGCCAGAGCTCACGCACAATGCGCTCGTTCAGCGTCGCCCCGCGGAACCCGTTTGAGGTCAGCGGAGTTTTAGTCGCGAGGATTTCGATAAGGCCGTCCTCGTCGACGAATTCCTCGTCAGCGGCACGGCATGGAAATACAGGCCAGTTGCGCGCTGTGTAGGATAGAGCGACGTCGAGCATGGGGTCGGTATTGAGTTCCTGCGAAATTTGCATAAAGTCTCCCTGAGAAATAGGGGGGATGTATGTTTCTTGACGGATCGCTTCAGCCATTGTCGCATAAGGCTGAGCTTTCACTGGCCTTTTTGAGAAGCAAGCTTATCCAGCACTTCAGCGATATTGATGGTGCATTGGTTGAGCAGCGGATTTTGGTGCATGACAAACCAATCCCACCGCTACCAAGAAGCCAGAAGGCTATTTACTCATTCCACTTACGGGATAGCTTGATTACATTGAAAGTGGGCCAAGCCAGTCAAAGGAACCAGTCGCGTTATAGCTATCACCATTATCACTTAATCCCATCTGTACCTAGTACTCTCGCTAGGAGTATTTGCGCTGCGTCACCACTCGACGGCGCGCCAATCACCCCTGAGAATGTTAAAGATTGGATTTGGCAACACACAGTGCGAATTGATTTTTTATTTCCTGATACAACTCCGCGGAGAGTCATGAATACCCTTGAAGCTGCACTCATCGGCGAGTGGGCGCCTCTTTACGAAGGCAGAAGACGTTAGTATCACACGATGCCGTTCGGCATACGCGTATTGCTGCGGCTAGCAACAACGTTGTCGTGTCTCATCAAAACGGCGCCTCCGTCAAAGCCGCACGCATCCCCCGCCCGCAGCCTTCCCACGCGGCTTTGACCAACATGCGCGCCTCTAGTTCGTCCATTTCCTTAAGGTCGGTTTTTTGGATGGACCGCAAGTATTCCCCAACCGCCTCCACGCCCGTATCAAGCGCGCGCAGTTCGTAAGGGTCCAATCGCCGCCGGTGCCGGATATGTTCGGCAATGTCGGCGCATTCCTTGCAGAGCCATCGGATCGGCTCGCGGTCTGCTTGTACGCCGAGGCCTACGGCGTGTCTCTGGCAAACCCAGCATTGTTCGGGATGGCTCATGCGGCGTCTCCGAAAAGGCTGGCCTGTAAGGGAGGCTGGTTGTCATTCGCCGGTTGCGCTTTCGCGGCAACAGGGCGCAAAGCTGCTGCAATACGTGCCTGTGCGATCGGCATGTATTCGTCCTCACGCTCGCACCCGATAAAACGAAATCCTTCCAGCAGTGCAGCCTTGCCCGTCGAGCCGCTGCCCATGAATGGGTCTAGAATGACACCACCCGGCGGGGTGATAAGGCGGCATAGCCAGCGCATTAGATCGGTGGGCTTGACCGTAGGGTGGGTGTTGGCGCGTGGATGTTTGGTTCCACTAATGCAAGTGGCCTCCTCGCCGGTGAGCTGAGACACCCGTGCAAGTGCGGATGCGACTACCTTCTGCTCAAATCCATCCAGCCCCTCGTCCCGATCTTTACGGCTGGCCTTGGCGCAGTAGAAGAAACGGGCGGCAGAACCTTCGTCGCCGAAACCAGTAACAGGTACGCCGCCTGCAAATTGTCCGTAGACATTATTGTTGTTCCCGGCCTTTACGCCAGACGGCTTGCCGGACTTGGTATTTGGAAACGCCGCAAGAACTTCGTCACTGCCGTCATGGACGATGTTTGCGGGCCAGCGGCCAACGGTTTCGCGTCCATCCTTTTCGGCGCCCTCAAACTGACCGTAGATCTGGTTATGGCTGGCGCTAGGGTTGTGACGCGCTTCATCCCCCACCCGGCATCCATCAATATTCAGCGCACCGACGCCCCACTTTGCGAGGTTCGCAGCAACCGTGCCATCAAGCGACTTGCGCGCCAGAGCAATCGGCTCCCACGCTGGCTTCAGTGCAGTTCCCCATCCTTCCCAGTCGTCCGTCTGGTTGTGAGACTTCGGGAAGCCCGATCCATATAGCCAGCCCAATTGATCGCGAATTTCAAAACCAGCATCCTCGATAGCGACAGCCATGCGATGGTATGTACGCGTGCCGCTGAATGCGACGACGTGCCCGCCAGGCTTCAAAACCCGCAGACACTCCCGCCAAAACTCCTCGCTGAACGCGACTTCACCAGTATCCCACGACTTGCCCATGAAGCCAGCAGATGCACGCTGATAAGCTTCGTTGCCTTTTGCTGGCGAGCTTCCGGGCTTGCCGAAGCGCTTCACAATGCTGACGAGTGCGTAAGGTGGATCCGTGACGATGCTGTCTATAGAGTTGTCTGCGAGCGATCGCAGCACGTCTCTGCAGTCGGCTTGATAAAGGCTTGCGTCGCCAACGATTGCGCACGGCGCAATAGCGGGCGCATCAGCAGTATTGCTCATGTGATCTCCTCGTGTTTCGTGGTGGTAACCCGCCAGTTGGTGGCTGGCGGGTGATTGGATAATCGCTTGAAGAATGCGATTTGCTGTAAGATAATCCTTCAGGGTGTGGGGGTTGATATGCGTTATATCGTTATCATTCTTTGCTTTATTGGCTCGATGAGTTCTTCTCGTTCAGAATCTTTGAGCGCCTTTGAATCCATGTACAGTTACATGAAGCAAGCCATGACAGCTGCGTGCTCAACTGACGATAACTGCACAAGAAAAATCACATCATTTTTGTGGTTCGTTTGGTCCAATCGAGACAAATCAGACGTTCAGTACAATCTCGTAAAATGCACCGGCTATTCAGCCGTAAAAAGAGGTTACATCTGGTCGCCAACAAAACTCCTCGATGACTTGACTCCGGCACTTGCACAGGAAATTTCAATAGAAGTGTGTGAATGCGTCACGGGGTACTGGGCTCAAACGACGAACATCTGCTTATCCCTGAGATAGCAACACTTCACCGCGCCACCCGCTCATCCCAGACCTTGAACCCCGGCACCTGACGCATACCGGCGCGCACGGTTTCTTCGGCCATCGACTGCACCAGTTCCTTGAAGCGCTCTGGAGCGCGGCCGTATGCCCAGTCCAAAGCCTTGCCTTCATCTTCCAACTTGCAGCGCCAGATTGTGCGCAGACCTGTGCCAGTCGTTGCTGAACGGTCTTCGCGCTTAGCCCATCGATCGGCTTTCTTCGCCTCGGCAAGCAGCTCTTCGGCTTTCGCACGCTCTTCGAGGTTACCTGCGCTAGCGCGCATAGCTTCCTGAGCTGCACGCGCAATGCGATCTGCCTCTTCACGCGCCGCCTTGGCCGCAGCTTCCTTTTCAGCAACAAGCTTGTTGCGCCATGGCGTCAGCAAGGTCTGCAACGTCTCTTTGCCCAGAACAACCTTGCCTTTGACCGACTTCGTATTGCCGATCAGTTTGTTGTAGCGGTCCTGTATCTCCGCCTTCGCATCATCATGCGGCTTCGCTTCATCCTTGCGGGCCTCGTCGGCGCGCTTTCCAGCGTCATGCAGCTTGTCGTGCAGTTCGGTGATCGCGTCGGCCAGTTGCTGATTGCCGATCGCTTCTCCGTCCGCGAAATTCTTAGCCTCATCGAACAGGTCTTCGATTTCCTGTTTGATGGTCTCGTACGCAGTAAGCGGCGGTCTATTGTGCCCAATGGGTGCCGGGTTATACGGGTCGTAATTGTCCGTCATCATTGCTCCTCGTGTTTCGGTGCTTGGTTTTGGTAAGTTAACATGCCTCGCGGCGCATCCCGTTAATGGATTGGTTTATTTTGATAAACTTAATCCGACTGTTTTAGTGTAATTAATACTTGGATTTAACTGTTGCATGCGACGGTTGTTTATGTATATTCGCGCCACTCTTGGGAGGGAGTTAGACCGCCCAGGCGCGCACCGTCCGCTGCCGGGCGGTTTTTATTTTTTCCTGCATATCTGCTATGCGAATTCGCCCCTTGCAACGCGCGAGTGGGCCGCCTATTTACGCCTCGTCCGGTTTTACTCCTCCTCCCAGAAACCGGACCCTAAGCGCGGTACTCCTCCTCCCAACCGCGCTTTTCAGATCGGCCCGCTTCGCTCCTCCTCCCAATCGCGAAGCGGGCTTTTCTATTTCATGCAGTTGCGGTGCCCAATGTTGGCAACCGTTACATTCTGTTATTTCACCATTCGCTAATATGACCATATCCTGGTGCCGCAAACCTTCTCTGGAATGCATCCGCATCGCATGAACCAGAGCCCCCGCCCCAACATGCGGTGCGGAACTCCCTAGAACGGTATATCGTCATCCATTACGTCAGCCAGCCCGGCCGACACTCGGGCATAGCTGTGAGCAGGTTCATTGTCGTTGCTCGCCTCCTGCACGTTGTCATTCGCAGCGCCCGCAATGGCGTCGACCACTTCCCAATATTTCCCGTTGGGTTTGACAACGATTTCCCCGGTCGGCAGCAATTCGTTCTGGCGCTCCATGAATTCCAGCACCGTTTTCGGGAACGGGGCCTGACCGCCGTGCTTTCGCCACCACCTGTCTGACTTTGACTTGAAGAAGCCCGTATGGGCGGGCCCGAGCCATTCATTGATTGGCGACATGCCAACCCAGTAAGACACCTTCACACTGTCCTGCTTGCCGCCCTTGCCTTCGTGGTATGCGAAGGTGCGCCGTTCCACCTGACGTGTGCTGGCGTTGTCCTTCGACAACATCGGCACGTCTTCGGCCTGCGCTGATATCTTTGGCGTTTCATCGGCCGGGAATTCATATCCGCAGTCGGGACAGGTATGCAGCGAGGCGTGAATAAGCGAGCCGCAGCCGACTAGACCACGATCGTCAGGCTCTTGCGGGCATTGCTTCACCGGTGCCTCCCCATCGCCCTTCTTCATCCCCGGAGGCGTGACCGCATCAATCGGACCGTGTTTACGAACGACGCCCGCGAAATCCAGAAACAGGCAGTTCTCCTTGCCCGGATAAAGCCGTAAGCCACGCCCCGCCATCTGGACATAAAGGCCCGCTGATAAGGTTGGGCGACAGAACGCGACCAGATCGATGATCGGCAGGTTCGTGCCGGTTGTAAGTACCGAGTTATTCGTCAAGGCGCGGATCTTGCCAGCCTTAAAATCAGCCAGAATGCGATCCCGCTCACCGGTCGGGGTGTCGCCAGTCACAGTCTCACAACTAAAGCCCCGACTACGAATTTCGTCTCGCATATGCCGGGCATGTTCGACGCCACTGCAAAAGCACAGCCAAGCCTTGCGCTCCGCACCAGACGCAGTGCCATACGTGACGATCTCATCGACCACGGAAGCCGTGATATCGTCTTTATCGATAGCCGCCTGCAGAGCGTTCTGCTTGTAGTCCCCGCCCTGCTTGCCAACGCCGGACAGGTCGAAGGCAGTCGCCATGCCCTTTGAAATAGGACGGCAGAGATAGCCTTCCTCGATCATCTCGCCAATCGGCTTTTCAAAGCAGATGTCGTCGAAAAGCGCGCCGTCACCTTCCGTCAAAAGCCCCTCGCCCAAGCGATAAGGCGTGGCCGTGAGGCCGACCAGCTTCAGGTCTGGGTTGATGGCGCGCAGGCCTTCAATCAATTTGCCGTATTGCGTTTCCGAATTTCTGGGCATCAGGTGGGCTTCATCGACCAGAACGACGTCGATATGCCCGATCTGCTCCACCTTGTTTGCGATGGTCTGCACGCCGCCGAAAACGATCTGCGCCCTTGCATCCCTCCGTCCTACCCCTGCCGAAAAGATGCCAGCAGGCGCGAAAGGCCAAATGTTCAGGAGCTCCTGGTAATTCGACAGGATCAGCTCGCGAACATGCGTCACGACAAGCACGCGCATGTCGGGCCAGCCTTCGATCAATTCCTTGCAGATCGTGCCCAGCACTAGGCTCTTGCCGCCGCCCGTCGGAAGCACGATAAGAGGTGAGCCGGGTTGTTCGCGCCAGTAGTCGTAAAGGCCGTCAACGGCGGCGCGTTGATAGTCGCGTAAGGTTAGCATGTCTTCTGAACCATGGTCCTTTGAAACTTGGGTCGCCATCACGTCTGCAATTGCAGCAGTTTCATCTGTGGCGTTTTCGGGTTGGTCCGCCTTGCAGTCAAAAAGACAGGCTGATGCGGTTTTCGGCGATGTTCCTGCGTCTTTCGGGCTCTATCAGGAGCCAGCCAAAGAAATATCTTCGTTGTCAGACGCGACTTTTGAGATTGTGAATCACAATCGTCAGGCGCTGTTGCTGCACTCTCTGTCCATTGAATTTCCAGATGGGGTTGAGGTTATGCAGGCCCACGAAAGTACCGTCTCACTAATTCGAGACATCATTTCGCAGCTTAGAAATAAACAATCCGCGTACACTTTTGACATCCCGCACAGGATTCGTGGTTGCGGGGCTAACAGCGAACCACATCTGTTCACAATTCCGTTCAAGTGCAGATGGATCGACTACGAGAAGAAAAAATTTCCTTTCTCCTTGTATTTCAAGTGCGAGTACTCGTACGAGGGAAAGCCTGATAGGCATTTCGCGTATCCTGGCGTAAGAATAATTCCACCTGACCATGGGCTAGACTGAGTCACTTCTCACCCCATCCACCCAAATCTCACCCGTCGCCAGCCGGTATGTGACCGTCTCCGCGACCTCGTCGGCATCGATCTGCTCGCCATTTATCAACCCCGGCAGATAGAGGTGAGCCGGGCAGCCGTCTCGCTGCTCGTCGATCGACAATGGCTTGTTCCAGCGAGCGCATGACATGTGGCAATCACCGCCATGCTCGGGCTGAACATGAAGGCAAGTGCGGCAGTTAACGCGCGGCTGCACGCCTTCGTGGCAGACGCCACGGTGTTTGCAGAACATGCAGCCGAAGAACTCGGGATCTTCGCTGATACGGCTGGGCGGTTCGTCCGAAAACACGATGCGTTCGCAGCGTGCCAGCAGCCGAAGGCAGAATTCGACGTCGTATTCGATGCGCTCGGCATAAAGCGTGTCGGTGTTCTTGCACGACGCCAGATACAGGCAGCGCGTCAGGCCGAAAGCCTGCATCCCGAGCTGGCACTGGGCGTAGTGCAAGGGCTTGGCCTTTTGGCAGCCGTGTTTTTGCAGTTCCTTAATGCCCTTCTCGTTACTCGACTTGAATTCGAGCAGGTGTTCAGTCTTTGGCGCTTCGGGAACGCCCATTGCCTTGCCGTCGCATTTGCCGCGCACAAAGCCCGAAACCAGCCTGATTTTGTCTTGCTGCCCGTAAACGTCGACGCCAATGCGTTCGAGGTCAGCGACCAAGCGATCTTCCTCGATATTGCCGGTGGCGAACAGGCGGAGCTGGCGGCCCGAATGAACTTCGTGTGCTGAGACCCAGCGGAAGCCGTACCAAAGGGCTCTATCACATTCCGTGCCCGCCTCGCCCACGCTGATGCCCCACGAGTCCCAGGACTTAGCCTGGGCCTCGTAAGCTGCGTAGATGGCGCGGACGGTGCTGGATTCAGCTTTTGGGAGGGGAGCCATTATGTTGCGCTCCCTTCCTGCAAATGCTCCACCCACTGTTGCGCCGCTTCCTGAGACACACCATCGTAACAATGGGCGCTTGGCTGCAAATCCAGCACAAGCAGTCCGTCGATATAGACGCGCGCGCCTTCAGCCCATGACGGGCCGCAGGTTTCGCAATCGTGGGTGTCGCCAAGCCACTCAATGCTGATTTTCACGTAATCACCTCCAACTCGCGCAACAGGCATTTGACGAACGGCTTCAGGCTGGACGCCTCGTGGATTTCGACTTCGTGTTCGCCATCTTCTGAAAACGCGATTTCGGTCACGCCTTCATGGCGCAGCGCATATTCAATGGCGTTGAAGATTGCGGTTTCGGGGATTGTCGCTGCCATCACCTACACCCTCATCGGCATCAAGACCGCAGTCCACTCGCCCTCACCTTTGATGACAGCCGGAGAACCTGCATCGCCGAGAGCAAAACGCACATTTGGTTCATCCAACGCGCCAAGCATGTCGTTGACGTAGCGGGCGTTAAAGCCGATTTCCAAAGGCTCGCCTTCAAACTCAATCGAAACTTCGTCGCTGGCCTTGTCAGCCAGTATCAGCCGCAGCACATCGCCGACGGCGAATTTCACGGCGCGCGATTTGTCGTCCGCTACAGCGGCGACACGTTCGACCGCCTTCATAAGCGCCTGCCGGTCGACGGTAAGCACATTGCTATTACCGGATGGAATGACGCGCACATAATCAGGGAAAGTGCCGTCGATCAGCTTTGATGTAATAACCGTTGAGCCAGACGTGACGCGCACCTTGTTTTGGGAGAGTTCAACCGTAACAGCGCCCTTCGGCAGCAACCCGACCAGCTTGCGCGGCAGGATCACGCCGTATTCTATGGTGCCTTCCGGCCCTGTGTTGCGCATCAGCCGGTGCCCGTCGGTTGCGACCGCAACCAAACGACCGTCGACAACATGCAGATAAACGCCATTGAGGTAATAACGGGTTTCCTCGGTCGAGATACAGTGCACACACGGCGCCACAAGCGCGGCCAGATCCAACTCAAGCGTCGTGTCGAACTTCCCTGCGCTGAAGGACGGAAAGTCTTCAGCGGGCAAGACGTCGAGTTTATACCGGCTGCGACCCGACGCGACGGTAAGGCGGCCTCCACCGCTAGCTGCATCCAGTTCAAGGGTGATGTCTCCCGTCGCGCGCTTTGCAATGTCCGCAAGCATCTTACCGGGAACTGTCACGCTACCGGGCTGGCAGTCGAGCACCGGCAGGCTGGTCGTTATCTCGACGTCCAGATCGGTCCCGGTCAGGCGCAGTTGGCCGTCCTCAACCGCCAAGAGCACGTTGGCGAGAATAGGAATTGAATTGCGGCTTTCGATGGCACGGTTGACGGTAGCCAAGGCGTGCGCGAGCTGTGAGCGGTCAATGCTGACTCTCATCAAAGTCTCCTCGTGTTCGGTGGTAGAAGGCGCGGCTGGCAACCGCGCCTGTTGTTTAGCTTAGCCCCAAGGTCGCTTCTTGCCTGCCGCAGCAGCCGCTGGCACCGGCTTGTTGCTGTTAGCTGCTGCCGGTCGGTTGTCATTGGCAGGGCTGGACCGCGCTACAGGTTGGTTGGCGTCGATTGAAGGCTGGGGGACGTTGCCCTCATCGGGGAAGTAGTACTTCTTGATCTCGGCGCGAGCCGGGTATTGGCCGTCCTTGGAAGGCTTTCCGAGACCAATCTTTGCCGTAAACGCCTTGAAGTGCAGTTCTTCGGAATCCTCGACTTCCGAGACGCCGATCGCTCGGCAAAGGCTCGCGAACTGACGCTGGCCGATCTCTTGCGCCTGCGCGTTCTTGTGTTCCAGATTGTAGAAATTGAAGACCTTGCGGCCCTTGTATTCCTCGGGGCGAAGAACCGTCATCGTTGTCTTGAGGCCGGTTCCGTTCGCGCCTTCCTTGACCTCCGACGCCTCGATTTCCAGTTCATAGTCGCCGTTCGGCAGCTCTTCGTAGTCCCGCTGCTCCGTATCGTGAGCAGTCGCATCAAATCTGCTGGCTAGTTTTGCCATTTGTCATTTCCTCGTGTTGTTGGTGGTGTGGTGGCGGCGAGACTTAAGCCTTCGCCCGATGAATGGCCGGGCGAAAGAACCCGCCGATGAAACCAAGCGAAGCGCCGATCTGCCACATCGCAAGGCCCGCCGCGTTGATGCCAACGGCGGCAAGGAAGGCGTGGATTGTTTCTGCGAAAAACAGGCCTACAACCCAGCCGACGAACGCGCCACCGAGAACGCCGATGAGCGGTGCGAAGAAGAGGATGGCTGCGATTGCTACAAGGCCAGCTAGGGCTTTTTCCATTAGGTTTTTCCTATCTTCATAGGATTGGTGTTGTCGTTGGCTGGTATCGCCAACGACGGCTGGAATGGCGCATCAAGTTGGGCGCCCTTCCTGATATTGTCCGCTGCCCACAAGGGCCTCAGATTGGACAGAGCCCAGCATTTCTGGAAGTCGATGTCTTCTGGTTTTTCATAGTTAAAGACCGATCGCGGGATGACGTGGTCTATGTGCCAGCCATCGTTTCCATAGTTGCCCCAAGACATTCCGGGCAGAAAACACTTCTCAAGATGAGCTATAAGTTCATCGACGGTATACCCAACTAGAGATTCCCATTTCCGACCGGCCTTTTGGTCTTTCAGGCTTTTGTATATTCCAACCTTGATGGTATTTGCGACTTTCCACTCTGGCGAATTTTTCTTCTTGGCATACGCCCTTGCCCTTTTTGCGATCACCTTATCTGGGTTTCGTCTCTCCCATTCTTTTCCGTAACCTGGATTGTCTTCGTGGAATTTCCTATTTATTTCCCTACGCTTCTCTGGGTTTTCTTTTTGCCACTTGGACACTCTGGCCAGTGCATCTTCTCGGTTGGATGCGTACCATTCCGCCCAATAGTTTGGGTTTTCTGCGATCCGCTTTGCGTAGTCTTCTTTGTTCTTATTGGGATTCCTAGCCCTATACTCGGCGTCAGTTTTGCGCTTGCATACCTTGCAGATGCTGCTGCGCCCGTCCTTGCGGCTTTTGTTGCGGTTGAATGCAATGACGGGCTTCACCTCTCGGCATGCTGTGCAGGTTTTCACCTGCGCCTCGCGTTCGCCCATTTTTTATGCAGTCTCCTGCCGGCCATTGTCATTGGCTAGAGACCAGTATCGCGCCAAGTCATCGAAACCCTGTCCTTTTTTGTAGGAAACGGTATCCGGCATGCTGAACCGGTTCTTCGCAACGAACCCCGCACCTTCGTTCAGGTGTATCTGTCGCTCTTTGCCACCTTCGGCATGAGCAACCTTCGTTTGACGGGCGACCTCTTTTTCTTTGATCGAAACGCGGTAGTTCAAGAACGCAACGATATCGACTTTTTCGCGAACCAGTGCGTTTGCTCTTTTATGTAGTTTGACCGAATATCTCGAGTATGGATCTGTGATAGGGCTGTCAAAGCGGACAATCTCCGGGTGCGCGAGCATCACCACGTATATTCCAGCCCTCGCCAGAGCCGACACGGCGGCCATCAGCTCATTCCATTCGGTGTCGGCCTCAACATACCCGCGGCCGAACCCAGGTTCTTCAATACTCGCCACGCCCAAGCGCGCGCATGTCGCACGCCAGACAAGTGGTTCCAGCCCGTCGAGGCTGTCGATAATCACGGTGCGCCGGTCGTGCTCTTCGGTCAGCAGTTCGCCGATGACGTTCAGCAGATCGTCGAAGGATTCAATTGTGCCTGGCGTTGCCATTTCGATGTCGGACGGCGGGCGCTCACCTTCGGTTGCGAGATAGATCGGATCTGGAAATTCTGCCGCGAGCGACGTTTTGCCGATGCCATCGACACCGTAGAGAAGTATCACAGGCGGATCGTTTCTCTTGGTCGACTTGAGGCTTGAAAGAGATAGAGCCATAGGTCTCCTCGTGTTCAGTAGGTGTGGTGGGTAACGGTGATTGCGGCGATGACGGCCGCAAGTATGAGCCAGCCTACGAGCCATGCCGGCGGGCTTGTGAGGTCGGCTGCGCAGTTGTCGCGTGGCGGTCTGAGGGGCATCAGTGCGCGCCCCACAGATAAAGCAGCCCGTAGAACGGCAGCAGCAGGTTCCAGAACAGGAAGGCCGCAATTGTCGTGGCGATTGCCAGCGCGAACGCTGCAAGCGCCAAGGACTGCCCGATGCGTCCGACACCGGGCTTGCGCCCGGGATCGATGAACGGCATGTCAGCCGTGGCTTTTGTGGCGAAGGAAATCATGCCAGCACCCATGCGTAGAAGCCGACCGTCAAGGCGAGCACAGCAACGACTGCCAAGCCCCAGAGAAAGCGGTCACCAAGGCCGAGCGTGGTTTCCGGCTCATATAAGGTGTCGCCGTCCGCGTAGTCTTTGGGCGCATAGTTGCGCGTGTGGCTGTACGTGGTGGAGGTCATGCAGCCCTCCGTATAACGACATCGGCAATCCGCGAGTCAGCAAGAACGAACACACCGAACTTCTGGCCCGGATATTTGACGGCAAGCCGTTCAGCTTCGTCAGCGGCGGCCTGTTCGCTTTTATGAACCTTCGGCTGCTCTGACGGCTTGGGCTGGCCGCCTTCGATCAGGGCAACGATTGCGGGTGCGGTCGCAGGCGCATTGTCATTGCTGGCTGGCTCGTCGATCCATTCAGCGATGAGGTCCAAATGCTGCTTATTGCCAATTATCTCACTGCCATGTGATCCATCGGATTGGAAAATGCGATTGCCTGTTTCTCCAACTACGGTGGCGATAAAGTCGTATCCGAAACAGTTACTAACACGCATGGGACCAGCCTTACTTCCATTGCGAGTACGATAGAACTTGCCCACCTCTATGGTGATGGCAGGCTCGAGGCTGTCAGGAGATTCCGTGCTTCTGGCATAAGATGGTGTGTCCACCTGTATTCCCCAATTGGTTACCGCGACAACGACGGCCTCGCAGCCAGCAACTGACGTTGGGTAGCTCTTTTTGAAGCGCACCCGATCCCCCACTTTAAACTTAGCCATCACGCTACTCCCCTCGTCTTGGTGTTTTTCGTAAGCTTAACCTTCTTGGTGAAATCGACCGGAATGACGTTGTCATCTTCAGGCTTGTCAGCCTCGACACCGCCGTCGTCCTCTTCAAAATCTGGCTCGACTTCGAAGCGCGAGACTTCAAGCTGCACAAGGCCCGTGCCGGGGATCATGAAACGCACAGTCAGCCAGCGGAAGCTGTCGCGCTCCTCGATGATGATGCCCTTCCATTTCCACAGCTTGTGGACGACGACCTCGCCGGGCAAATCCCAGCATTCACCGAAATCGCAGGTCATGCGGCACCTCTTTTCGGTGCGCGGTGGTAAGTGACTGGCGCGCTGGAAACGCAACGGCCGTCAATAAGACGTGCCGAAGCACGCGCCTCTGCTTTTTGCGCGGTCGTCCGGTAAGGCTTGCGGTTCGTCATATCCCGCTCGCCAGTTCGCGTATATTTCGTTTTCAAGATTGCCTCCTCGTCGGGAGGTTAGTCGTCGGCCCCGTCATCCTCGCGGTCGGCCTGCCTCAAAAGGCTAGTGGACTGTGCCTGTAAATGGACCGTCCAGAATGGTTATGCGGGGCAGCGAGACATAAATGTCCATGCATCCTCCCGAATAACCGCCGTTAAAAATTGTGCGCCGCACAATGGTCTTCTCTGTTGGCTCTGGCGCCGGTAGCGTGGGCGATCTTTCCGAAAGCAGCGACCAGGCGTGACCTCTGGTAATGCCCATCAATTCCGCAATCTTCCCGAACGACGCGCCATTTTTACGGTGCGCGGCGGCAGTTGCCTGCAGTTCGTGCCTTGATGAATTCTGCATGTCTCCTCGTGTGTGGTTGGTGACTGTTGACAAGTGCCGTGTCTAACGGCATCTGTCTGGTCGCGCGGGGTGGTACCTGCGAAGGAAATCGCGGCGTAGAAGCGGCTTCGGCCCTCCTCGTGTTAACCGCGACGTACGGGCAGGCTGGGGTAACGGGTGGTGCCGACCCATAACAGCCTGCTTTTAATTGGCCGTCTTATACTGCGACCAGATAATCGCGGCGAATTCCTGCCGATCAGTTTCGTCTAGCGCGGCCCACGCATCCCAGAACGCTTGACGCTTTCTGTCTTTGTTTGATGCCACTGCTTTTGCGGCGCCCTCGGCAATAATCTCAAGTGCCTTATCGGCGGTTATTGGCTTGGGCTCCGGCGCTGGGCGTGCGCTGACCTTTTCGCCCCGCTCTGCTCGGCTGATAAGGTTTTCGCGTTCTTCGTCAGGCAGGCCAATGAGCGCATCCATTTCGACGCCCTTGTCTAGGCTAGTGCCGACGATGCGTTGAATGTCATGGCCGAGTTTTTCGGCGCGAGATATTTTTTGATAAATCTGAGTTCGACTATTGCCAGTAATTTCAGAGGTTGACGTCGCGAACCGTTTTTCTTTTTTCGGCGGGTTTTTATATCCAATTCGATCGTCCGCATTCCGTACACTCGAATTGGCTTTATTCATCTCATCCCAGATTACCTTACGCCGCGCGATATGCGCCGCTTCCTCTGCCGGAGACAGTTCCGAACGGGCTAGGTTCTCGTCGATCTCCATGAGCTCGGCATGAAGATCGTCAACATCATGAACAACGCATTCTACATATTCATCGCCGTTCATTTTGAGTGCCGCCAAGCGGTGGCGGCCATAAATCAAAACCGCCACCCCATCGCATAACTCTCCGTCATCCATGACGATTTCGTCACGGATGCAGACCGCCGGCGGGTTCATTAGTCCGACTTCGGCAATGCTCTTCGCAATCTCTGCAACTTTGGCGCCATCGGCATTACGATGGCGATTGCCGATAAATATGTCGTCAATGAATAACCGCCGACGTTCCATAGTCAGATCACCTCAGGCAAAGTTGCGGGGGATGTGGCAACGGCCAGGGATCGGCCTGCGCGCCAGATCAGGAAGTGATGCACGATCCCACGTGTCCACTGCTGGCGTGTCCACTTGACTGTCTTTTCGCGCAAAGCCTCGCGAAGCGTATAAATTGGGTTACGACGCTTAAGCATCTCACCAGTGCGGAAGGCCGTGAAGAAATGACGGATATCATCTTCATTAGCGCCCAAAGAAAGAAGGTGGAGCGCGGCGACACCTGGTGCAGCAGACCCAAGTCCCTTCTGTGGATTTCCGATAAGGGAATTGGCAAGAACGATGTGCTCTTGGTTCTCGAAATAATAGTCCTGCGCTTCTGCAGGTGTAGCCGCGCGACCATTGTACATCTCGAACGCAAGGTTTGAGATAGCGGACATATGCACAGCGTTAGGAATGCTTGCGATATTCAACCGATCAACGCCGGTGCGCTTGCGACCGATATTAACGGTGCGCATCGATTCCTTGGTGACGCCGTACGAGACGACCGATTCAATTGGCTGGCCAGTCAGCAAGACGCCGAAAGTGCGATGCTGACCATCGTTCACCGTGCCGTCCTGACATACAACGATTGACTCGCCGTTTAGATCAAAGCGATGGGTTGCGATATCTCGCATAATAGCGGCAAGGTTGGCGGCATTAACGCGGCGGTTGCCGATGTTGTGCATGAGTAGGATCTGCGCTCGTTCTGGCGAAATGATATGCACATTGGCGCGAGCATCGCCATCGCGAACAAGGCGCTGATGCCATTCCGATGCCTTGGTGAATTCTGGCGATTTGCCATAGATGAAGAAACCAGTTACCTGCCCCACGTTGATCAGGCGAGCAGCAAGGCGGGCAGCGTCTTCAAACTTTCCTTCACGTACCAGACGGAACACCTTGTCGTGTTCGGTTTCTTCAACCGTAACGAGACGTGTTGCAGCTACCTTAGGCGCATCTTCAAGAATACGCGGTTTGGCAACCGCTGCAGGTTTATGAAACAGCGCTTCCGCACGAGCCCGTTCTGGCGTGTATCTCTTGCTGCGGGTCGTTACAGGGATTTCTCGGCCTCTGGCCTGTACAATCTGCATGTCATTCTCCTCATGGCTGTGTTTCAATTTTCAGCATGCTTATGTGTAGACGTCGGTGGGGAGCAAATAGCCACTCTGCAGCTTCGGCTGTTCTCATGTAGGGCAAGCGGCGCGTTACTGCGTTCGCTGAGAGGCGGCTTTAACCGTCAGAGCGTGGAGGTATTGGCTTATGCTGAAACCTAAGTTGGTCGCAGTTCGTGCTTATGTGCGTCTGCGATTTGGCCGTCTTGAGCATGTGTGTGCTCATTGGCGGTCGTGGCCGGGACAACTGGCCTTCGATTTCTAGGCTGGCATTACAAACCAGCTCAATCCCCACCGACGCCTGCTAATAAGCATGCGTCGCGCGCCACTAGCCATCTCAGGCTAGCAGCGTCCCTATTGTCCTACGGCGGGCGGTTGTCATTGTCTGCTGGTCTGGTGTCCATCGTCATTCTCCTCGTGTTTTCTGGTCGGTCAGCCTTGGGTTGGTACTATCTGTCCGGTCGCGGAAGCTCCGGCTTCTCTTTGTGCAACTCATTCTCCTTTTTTTTGTGTCCCGCTCTTCTTTGGGCGGTTGATGACTGGAATATGCGATAAACACATAAACAAGTCAACAAAAATTATTTGATAATCGCAAATGATTTTTCTGGTGGATTATGCGAAAAGGCCATATGAAGAAAATTGACTGGTCAGACTGGATGGAAAGGGCGCGCAAGTTCGCGCACATGACGCAGGTCGAATTGGCTGACAAAATCGGGCTTAGCCAAGACAAGATCAGCAATGTTAAGCGCGGAACTCGCAAGCTATCCAGCGATGAATCGACACTTATATCTCAGGTGACGGGATACCCGCTGCCCGGAGAAAACGCGTCATTGAACGTATTGGGGTATGTAGGCGCTGGCGCTGCAGTCCACCCGATCGACGATGGCGACCCTTTATATTCATTGAATATCGAATATCCGCTACCACCAGGTACCGTTGGGGCCATTGTCCGTGGTGACAGTATGTTCCCCATCTTCGAGGATGGGGATCTGGTCGCCTACTCTGGCGAAACTGTATTACCGGAAGACGCGCTTGGGGAAACTTGCATCGTGCAGGTTTCAGACGGTCGACTTTTAATCAAAACAATTCGACGAGGGTCAGAAGACGGCCTCTATACCCTAACCAGCTATAACGCTCCGGATATCGTTGACGTGCCAGTAGATTGGGCGCGGATGTTCTACAGCCGTATTTCTCGAAGGGTTTGGCGCAAGTTTGTGCGTTAATTCTTGCCCTTATGGACGCAACTAGTAGAATGAGCTTTTCAAGGGGCGAGGGCAACAATGAGCGGCATTACGGGGTTACAAGTTGATACTTATTATAAAGCGGCCTGCACAGTAGGGGCGATCATCTGTGCCTCGGCCATGGCGTTAGGTAATGATGCTTTTGCGCTTTTTGGTGCTGGGGTGGCCATCGCTGGTGTAGGGGAATGGTCGCATATTCGGAAATTCTCAGATTCCCCGCACCCCGATTGGACGCACTATCAAATTCTTCGCGTACCAACCTTCCCTGCCCAGCTACTATTATGGATTGGGATAGTCATAGCGCTAGCTGGGCTGGCCGGGGTGGCGAAGAATATTTTCTGGCCTACAGAAGTGTGCGAGTCACAAATCGATGACCCGATGAAGCCAACTTTATTGAACACATAAAGCATTATCAGGATACAAATAAGGGCGACTGCAAGGGATTGTGCCAACCCCTTCCAGTCGTAGCCTTCAGCAATCACGTCGATTCGGCGGCCCTTGTGATATTCAGTGCGCAAAACCCTGTGTCGCACCCAAACATATCTATCGTGCAGATTATCCATCTTCCGGCTCTCCTCATATAGCGCCCGCACCATTGCGTGGCGTGACGCTATTATGGGCTATTCAAAATTGCCCGCAACAAGATTTATTTGATTTTCGCATTTTTATCACTTGACCCATTTATTTGAATATCGCATATTCTTCTCAACAGCACGAAGAAGCGACCGACGCCGATCTGCTGGCCACCGACCAAAACACGAGGAGACTGCAATTATGGAACCTACCAAGAGAAGAAGAAGCCCCAAGCCTCGCCCGAATGAAATCATCGGCGGCGGATTCTTTGTATTCCGCCGCGGCAAGAAGACTGGCCGGGTTGGAATCTTCACCACCATGCCATACGAGCACGGCTCGTTTGAACAGGCCTTAGCCGAGGCGACGCGCCACGCGGCCCTGTGTCCCGGCGAGACGTTCGAAGTTTTCCAGACGAGCGGCGCCGTTGTAGGGCCCCTAGAGTTGGCGGAGGCTGCTTAAAATGGAGCGGAACCCCACCACCGAGCTCGAAGCCGCGCCTCTCCCACGCGGACAGAAAAACATCGTCGACGCGCTGGCAGCGATTTATCCGCGCCGTATTTACATCAACGACCTCGTCGACAACGTCTATGCTCTCGATCCGAACGGCGGACCGGACAACGCGCACAATACAGTGCGAGTGCAAATCAGCCATCTTCGCAAGCGCCTGCCTTCCTATGGCTGGACGATCCCGATGAACCATCGGGGCGCGGGCAATCACGGGTATTATTGCCTGGAGCCTGTCGCTAACGACAACGTACCGGCGGCAGACCGGAGGGCAGCAGCATGAACCGCGCGCTCCTGGAAATGCTCGCCGACGATGAGTTCGAAACGGAAACCGACGCACCGAAGGCCGGCAATGTCGAGCCTATGCGCCGCCCTGACTACAAGGCTAGGAAACATGGCCGCCCACAGCCGTGGCTGCGTTATGCCGCCCGCGAAGCGGTCGAGATGACCGTCGTTGTAGCCTTTATCTGCGCTGTGTGCGGCGTTGGGTTGGGATTATCCGCATGACACCGTCACAACGAAAGCGAACGTTACAAAGGCTGGTCTCGTTGCAGGGCGGATCATGCTGCTACTGTGATCGACAGATCGAGATTCTGCACCACACGCCGGGCCGAACAAATCCGTCGCATCGCGCAACGCTCGAGCACCTTCGACGCAAATGTGAAGGCGGCACAGACCAGTTAGACAATCTGGCTGCCGCCTGCTGCGAGTGCAACGGCGGACGCGGCCTGACAGACTGGCTTACCTTCAAGTCCTATCGGATGGGCGAGACGGTCACAACACACAGATAGCGACGGGGCGCTTAAGCCCCCGAATCTCCAAGAATGACAGCCCTTGCGCGTTTTTGCGCCACGGCTTTTTGCACCCACCAAAACACGAGGAGACCCTATGTCCAGATCCATCACGCACGCCGCTATGGCACCCATCCTGACTGCCGCTGAGTTCCAGCTACAAGGCACGACTGCTGCGCAAGTCCTATCGATCTCAAAGGCCGTGCGCGCTCTTGGCTACCACACTGAAGCCGAGACGCTACGCGACACCGCTTTCGAACTGGCGCGCATTACCGGCGTTCGGTTCCGCTATGGCGCTCCAGGCCAGCGTCGCAATCCAGCCAATGACAACCGCCGCCGGCAGCGGAGGGCGGTGTGATGGTGGTGGGTGAACACGCCGTGAAGGCGGCGCAGAAAGCGTATAGAGAATGCGAAGGTGATAGCACGGAAAGCCAGCCGCGCCGCACTGCGGGAAAGGGAGTGAGGATGTCAGCGCGAATCTACAAGCGAGTATTTATCGTCATCGCGGCGCTCGTAGCCATATTCCTCGCCTACCAGCAGATTCCGCACATTCACATCGGAGAGCGTGCGCAAGGCAGCTACGAGGGCGGCACCGCATCTGACGAGGATGTTTCGAAATCGGTTCGAGAGGCGCAGGAAGCCGCGGATAAGGCAAGCCGTGCCGGCCCGGCAGAAAGCAGCAAGTAATGGCGTCATACACCTTTGCTGACACCGAACGATGGTTGGACGCCATAGCCGGTGTCATTGCCTGCTTTCCGGAAACAGAACAGAATCTCCTGCCACTTTATGAGCGCGTGGAACGAATGCAGCGCAGTCTGACTGCAAACGATAATATTCGCGATCGTATTAAATCACGGCTACGTCGAACGGCAGCGTGAACTTTTCCATTTGCTCTTTTCGCCATTCCAAAGAACCGCCCGTACCATATCGTGGGCGGTCAACTGTATGCCCCATCAACATTCGGCGCAGTTCATCGTCCAGGCCCGCCTCTTTCATGCGGTCCTCGAATGAATGGCGAAGCGAATAAACGGTATAGCCCGCGCCTTTTGGGAACAGCTCGTTGTCCTTGAAATATTTATTCAGCGTCGCCGACAGCGTGTCTTCCTTGTTTTTGTAACGAGGAAAGCCATTCCTATGCTTCCTAAAAACCTCATGCGCTATGCCGACCAACGGCAGCTTGCGAACAGACGAAGCGGTTTTAATCTCACGCGGATCTGCAGCGTCTTTTCGAGGCGCAATCAGGATATGCGGAACCCTGTCGGCCAAGAATATGTGCTCGGCCGTAATGTTGCAAAGTTCACTTGGTCGACAGCCCGTTTCAATCATCGCCAGGACGATACCGCGAGCCTCTTCGTTTAAGCTGACGAGAGGGCCATAGGTTAGGAACTTCTCCCGGATTATTGTGGTCGGGATCGGCGGCCTCGACTTTTCGACCTTCTCTGCAAAGCTCAAATCGCGGAAAGGGTTTGGCCGATCCCTATCTCCCATGTGCTTGAAATACTCAGCAAAAAGAACTCGCATCCCGCCCATCATGCGGTTGCCCATGCTGGCCGATATCGGCTGCTTCCCTTTGGCTGGCTTCGTTATCATTTGTAGCCAGACCTTATAGAATTTCTGCGCGTCCTCGCGCGTAATCTCCGCAATAGCCTTATCTGAAACGATCTTCACAAAATGGTCGATCGCCCGCTGCTTGTGTGCGCGCCACCGCTTTTTCTGAATTTCGCTCTTACCCGTCAATTCGTCGGGAGTGATTTCATCAAAGTAGATTTTCAGGGCTTGCGTCACAGACACTGACGGGATGCTCGCGGCGCCCACTGCGGCTGCGTCTTCTACTGGATTGCCAGTTACTAGGTTTAGTCGGGCCGCTAGAGCGTCATCTGGCATTGCAAGCAGCCTGTCGGCTGGCACATATGAAATGCCGATAGCGTCGGCTCGCTTGATTGCGGCATCATAAAGTGCGCGAGCCTTATCGCCATGCGCTCCAGCATTTAGCATTGACCAAAGTGCATCGTCAGCAGATTCGTACTCGTTGCGCTTCGTCATCGCCCGAGCGAGATCGGTGGTTTTTAGACTTATGCGGACGATAGGAGCGCGACTATCCTTGTCTGCCACAGACTTGGGAACACGGCGAACGTACTGATAAACGCCGTCGCGATCTTTCAAATAACGATGAGGGTCTGATTTAATGCGATAGCCAGCCAT